GCCCACGGACCCCGCAGTCCGGTTTTCTCTCTCTAGTTCAAATGTCGCGCGGCTAAGGCGAATTGAGCTTGGCTCGACCGGTGCCCATTTAGCCTCTGACCTGCGGAAACGTCGTCTCTATCGACTGACCTGAGTTGTAACAGCATGGCGGAGGGGTCGCATCGGAAGGGGCGGTTGAGTCGTGGCTATAGCGTATTTCGGCTCCGCTTCGGCGCAGTATTCCGGTACCTCAACTCCGGTAATTCCGACCCCGGCTAGCATTCCTGCGGGCGCAATTATCATCGTATCCCTGGGCGGATTCTTTGGGACGACGACACTTTCGCTATCTGGCTCCGGTTGGACGCAGCTTGACGGTGGAATGAGCAATACCGGTAGCCACTGGATCTTCTACAAGGTGGCAACCGGCGGCGAGGGTTCCATCACCGCAACTAGCGACGGCTCGGGTTGCTTTGGCGCTGGCGCTACTACTGTGTTCACTGGCGCAAACACTAGCAACCCCGTTATAGCGCATAGCGGTACAAGGTGGGGCGGAGTCAGTCACGCAACCGTGACATCCCCTTCCGTCAACAACACTGGCACAAGCTCAGCTTGCGCTGTGTTCGTAGGTAACTTCTACAACGGCGGTGCGGGCCACGGACAGGGTACGCCCACTAATATGTCTGTTGCTGTTGTAAGCGGAGACGACAGTACGACAGGTAGTACCTTCAGTTTCTATCGCTTGAACGCGCCCACTGGATCTCAGAGCTACTCGACCACCGCCACCGATGGTCACACCAACTGGTACGGTGGCGACGGGCTTCTGTTCCTCGCGCCTGCCGCTACGGCCGTCAATGCGTCTGCTGGCGTGGCCATGACAACCGCCACGGCCCAGACGCCGACCACGACCAAGACCGTGGCGCCTACGGCTGGCAAGGCCGCTGCGACTGCCGCTGCGCTCTCTGCGCCGATGGCAACCGCCCAACCTGGGCGTGCGCAGGCAAATGCCGCCGCTCTGGCGCCGATTGTGGCGACCGGGGTCCCGGCCGGTGCGGCTTCCGCGACCGCTGCCGTCCAGGGTCCGACGATCACGGACGCCGACAGCGCGCCGATCGGTTCGGCCGCCGCGACTGCTGCTGTCTACTCGGCTACGGTGACGAGCGGAGTAACGGGTGCGGCTGGTGCTGCGGATGCTGCGGCGATTGCTTACGGTGCAGATGTATCCGTAGAGTCCAACGTAAGCGCGGGACTTGCTAGCGTTACGGCGACTGCGTTTGACTCTAGCTCATCAAATACCAATGTTTTTCCTGATGTTGCCCACATGTTCGCTATAGCGAACATTACGATCCAGCCTGGAACGGCGCACGCCATCCCAGCGGTTGTCAGGTTGGACGCATATGACACCGAGGCGATAGTCTACGTTGATCCCATCGCCTCAACTGCGCAGGCTTTCGATGCAGTTGTGCAGGTCGGCATAAGTGCGAACGCTGGCACAGCACAGGTCGAGGGTGATGTAGGGGTCGTAGACTCGCAGCCCGTAGCTACGGCTGCAATTGACGGAATGCCGGTCGCTACGGTTGATCTGTACCTAACGCAGATTCATTCAACTAGTAACCCAAGTGTTGCTAAGTCTGCGATAGTTACTACCGCATACAACGCGGGCTTGCGCATCGGAGCTGGCCTATCGGGCTTCGGCAATGCACAAGGTAACGCTTACGACGCCATCGGGCACGCTACTGGCGGAACGTCAGACGTAGTACGCGTGCTGCGCGTTTCGTTGACCGCAGACCGAAGCTATACTATTCCCCACGAAATAAGAGAGATTAAGGTAAAGAGAACATGACAGTGATACTCTCCGGAGAGACGCGCTGGGAATGCCCCAACTGCGATACGCAGGATGTCTGTTCGGTGAAGCCGGGCCAGAGTAGGATGCACAACTGCCCTGGCCTTAAGGGCCTTACGGCTCCGATGGTGCCAGCAGGCACCAAGTGCAAGGTCGAGGCGACCGATTGGGAAGACTACGTTCGCTACGACTGGGCAGTTCGTAAGGACGAGGATGGCAAGCCGGTATCGGCTATCAGCGTCACCCGGGAAGATGGCAACGATGTTGTTGTGTTCCCTGGTGCTGCCGTAGTGAAGATGGAGTTCTGATCAGCAGACCCGGAAATTTGGGTCAACGCAGTAACAAGGAAGGTGACTTAAAATGACCTGGTCTGGAAGCAAGATGTTCGTTACCTGGGCGCAGGGCGTCATGGGTAACGGAGATCAGACAACCCCCGTCAAGATCCCCAACTCGTACACTGGCCTGGTGAACGACACCATCAACGTGGCGCTCTACAACAACACCGGCACGCCGTCCGAGACTGACACAGCCGCACACGCAGCCTACAACGGTACCGGTGGTCCGTGGGTGACTTCCAATGAGGTCACTGACGCGACCAACTGGGTTGCTGGTGGTCGTGCGTTGGCGTCGAAGACCGCAACGGTTTCGTCTAACGTCTTCACGTTCGACGCTGCGGACCTTGCCGGTGGCGGTAACGTCACGATCTCGAACGCGTACGGCTGCCTGGTGTACGACAACAGCATTGCTGCTGGCACGGGTGGCGTCGCAAAGCTCGGCGTGTGTTTCAACTCGTTCGGCTCCGGCCAGAGCGTGACCGCCGGTACGTTCACCATCGTGTGGAACGCGTCTGGCATCTTCACTGTAACCGTCTGACGGTTAGGCACTGTTGAGAGGTGTGCCGTGACTATCGCTTACGTTCGAGAAAACGGCACCCTCACAACTGCTTCAGTTTCGACTACGCACGCACTATCTGTTTCTGCTGCCTCAACAGCCGGAAACACGCTTATACTTATAGCTCGCATCACAATGTCAACGCAGTCGTATACCACCCCAACGGTTACGGACTCAAAGGGCAACACTTGGACCATTGATGGCGAGTATCACGAAAACTTCCAGGACTTGATCATTGCGTCAACTCGCCAAGATGTAGGCGCACTGACGACATCTGACACCGTTACGATTACGACAACCGCTAACACCAGCGGGCAATTCCTTGCATGCTTGCAGGAGTTCTCCGGCATAGCGGTTACGTCGTACGTCGATGGTGCGATGCAGACGAACCATCAGACCACATCGCCGCAGCTTTCACCAATTTACACTCCAACTGCTGACGGCGACCTGATCATCGCCATGCAAGACCACCAGACCACTACCGATACGGTGACCATCAACGGCACTGGTACCGTGGGAACTTACTCGTCGTTCACTACGGCGCAGATATCTGGCACGACGGCTCGCAAGATGGTGCCCGTATATCAGATCCTCTCATCTGGTAACGGAGTTGGCCAGAAGCACGCCTGGACGACTAGCAGCAGTACGTGGTCTGACATCATCATTGGTGGCTATAAGAAGTACGCCCCTCCTGCTACGAACGCAAATGCGGGGGTTGCTTCGGCGCGAGTAGATGTTGTAGGCGCATTTGACGTAGGGGAGTTGATTCACTACGTCAAGGAGCTTGCCAACGGTGAGAATACGGACTTCGGGGTAGCGACTACTTCGATACCACTTACTGCCTCCCCGCTACTGGGCAACACGCTCGTCCTAGTGTATCGCACAACGACTGACACAACCGGTACGCGTAGCATGGCGGTTACCGATTCCCAAGGCAACACCTGGACGATAGACTCTCAGGACATACAAGGCTCTCAGTACGCGTTCATAGCATCAACTAGGCAGGATGTAGCCCGACTCACGACCAGCGATACTATAACGGTAACGCTCACTGGATCGACGCATACTCGCCCTACGTTCTATTGGGTTGAGGAGTTTCGCAATCTAGCCGAGGCAGATAGTGCGCCTACGCCGATTCACGGCGATACGACATCGCCTTATGTATCACCTGCTATCGTTCCAAACCAGAACGGTGACATGGCGGTTGCGTACATTGATCATTTCAGCAATACAGACACGCTGACAAACAACGCTACTGGTACGGTAGGAACTTACGCATCGTTCGACACCGCGCAGATGAAGTCAACGACGGGCGGGGTGACTACTGGTTCTCCTGTCTATCAGGTTTTGGGACTGACTGAAGGTGCGTCCGTCTCCCAGTTCCACGCATGGTCCGGAACAAGTAACGTATGGTCCAACATGCTTGGCGTTGCCTATAAGCGTGTGATCGATTCTACCAACGCATCAGCTGGCGTTGCCCAGGCAACTGCATCTGGTAAGTCGCCTACGGATACGCTGACTTGTTCACCCATAGCTGGTGTTGCTGCTGCGCTAGTAGGCGTTTCGGCTCCATCGCTAGGCGAATCCGTCGAGGTCGTTGTTGGCGTGGCCGAGGTCGAGGCTGCCGCTGGCAATTCGTCCGTTTTGGTAACTTCATCCCCGGAAGCTGGACTTGCGGAAGCTGGCGTCGGGGTTGACGCCCCTCAGGTCACGTCCAGCGCCTCTGTGCAGGTCGCACAGGCCACGGGGGCGGCCGAGGTGTACGATCCCTCGGTCACGGTCGTAAGCAACGTGGAGGCTGCGGCAGGAGTTGCCACGGCGGTAGTGACAACGGCCGGTCCAGGGTCTACGCTTACGGTATCTCCGGACGCCGGGGGAGCCACTGCGACCGCTGCCGCGATAGGCGTAACTACCGCACTGCTGGACTCCCCCGACGCCGGGGCTGCCGATACCACTGGATCTGCTCTTGATCCAACGGTTGCAATCGGCGCGCGGGCTGGATCTGCCGCTGCCGCTACGGCAGTTGAAGATCCTGTTTCCAGCTCTGCTGAGTTTCCTGATGCTGGAAGCGCTGCGACATCAGCAGCCGCATACGGCCCAACCATCGCTGACACACTGGGCGTTGATGCCGGGGCAGCGAGCGTTGCCGCCGATAGCTATGGCCCCAGCCCTGATCTGGATCTGGCCTCTCCCGCAGACAACGCGGAAGCTACGGCGGCGGCTTACTCGCCTACGGTAGCGACTTCGGCCACCAATGAAGCGCCTGCGGGTACTGCGGCGGTTACGGCAACGGCGGCCGGACCGACCGTGACCGATAGCGCCTCGCCGAACGCGGTGGCTGCCGAGGTTTCGGCGCTTGCCCTGGGCGCTATGGTCTCCGCAGCGTCGAACATCAGCGCTAGTTTGGCGCAGGCTACCGCTGTAGCCAACGCGCCTACACTTACCGAGACTTCAAACGCTCATGCCGGTGTGGCTGCGGTCACCGTTTCCACTAAGAATCCGACCCCGGCGCTAGCCGTTACCGCAGGGTCGGCTACGGTGGCGGGGCAATCCCTCGGTGCGACGGCTGCCCTTGTGGACAGCCCCGCCGCCGGAACTGCGGAAGTCGCAGGTACGGCTTACGGCGCCGACGTTGAGATAGTCGGAATGACCAACGCGCATGCTGGCGTTGCGAGTTCCAGTGCATCTGTAGGCGCCCTGGCGCTTGAGTTGACCTGTAGTCCTGAGGCTGGGGCCGTCGAGGTCGAGGGTGTCGCTGGCGATCCGACGATCTCGAACGCCACGCGGCCCAACCCTGGAACTGCGCAGGCTGTCGGTGAAGCGCTCGGCGCAATGACGACGGGTGTGATACAGCCGAGTGCGGGAAATGTAACCACAACCGCCTCTGCGCACGGTGCATTTGCTGCCGTAGGTGCTCAGGCTGGCGTGGCCGAGGCTGTGGTCGAGGTCGAGGGTGTCTCGGCATCGACAGTCAGTCATCCGGCACCCGGCAGGGCTGCCGTCACTTCCGCTGCGTTCAAGCCCACGGTCAGCCTTCACCTGAGCGTGTCGGCTGGTGTGGCCGAGGCGGTTGCGAGTGGATATGCGCCCGAGGTTATATCGGGGTATTCCGTCACGGCCGGTAGGGCTACGGCTGCCGTCGAGGTCGAGGATGCAACGACATTTGGCACGTTGGACGTTGATGCCAACGCTTCTGGTGTTATTGTTGCTGCTGCTCTTGATCCAAGGGTCGAGACTGCGACGGTGTTCCATCTCGCTCATGCGGGTTGCGCGATAGCGGGCTGCATGGGATTCGATGTTACTAAGGGAAGTACACCCGATAGCCGTCGAGTTGACATCGTGCATGAGGACAGGATCGTAACTGCCCACGCTCTTAATCGGGTTGTTGATATCCCGGCTAAGAGTCGATCCGTAACGATCGCTAAAGAAAAGCGGGTTGATCCGATCGACCCTGAGGTTCGCGAGGTGTTTGCGTACGTTGTGAGCAACGGAGGGTCGTAATGGCTAGGTTCAACTTCATCAAGGACCCTAACGCGGATCTAGACTGGCAGTTCAACTGGGAAGACTGGTTGGCGGTTGGTGAGACGATCTCAACCGCCACCTTCACTGTTGACGACGGGCTGACGGTGACCTCAACGGGTCATGATGACACCGTTGCGACTATTTGGGTATCCGGTGGAACTGCCGGGAGTGTGTACCGAGTTACGTGTCACATAGTTACGAGTGCGGCTCGTACGGACGATCGTTCGATCAATATACGGGTTACGGAGCGCTAGAGGGTGGTGGCCACGCATGACGGACTATCGGCTGTGGCCATCAACCAACGGTAGCGGAACTACGAGCGGTGGATTCAGTCACGATCTAGGCGTTCAGTTCAAGGTCAATGAAGATGGGGTAACCTTCAACGGCTTCTACTTCTGGGCGCCTAGCGGAACCTTCGATACTGACCACACGAAATACTCGTTTCGCCTCTACAGTACAACCAACGGAACTACGGGTACGCTGATCTCAGGTACTACGGTAAACCTAGCCGTTGACCTGACTCAAAACGCTTGGAACTACCAGGCGTTGACGACTCCTGTGTCGCTGACCAATGGTACGAGCTACGTTGCCGTTGTTCACTACTCCGGTAGCGCCAACTCGTATGTATCGTCTGCGAATTACTGGAGTAGCGGCGGCGGCGCCTCGGGGATCACTGCTGGGCCGATCACTGCGCCCGGTACGTCAACCGCCCTCAACGGCGCGCAGTGCGCGTATAACGAACCTTCCGCTACCGCTGCGTTTCCGACTAGCACGCTCGGGTCTAACTATTGGGTAGACGTTTCGGTTACGTCGTCGGGCGCAGGTGGTGGTGGCTCCGGCAACATCACTCATATTGCCACCAGCGAGGGAACGCCTACAGGTTCCAACACGTCAACGTCAACCGTCGCTAAGCCAGCGGGGCTTGCTGTTGGTGATGTGATGATCGCATACCTGGTTGGTAACGAAGCTGGCATGTCGCAGCCATCCGGGAGCGCTTGGACCAGGGTTCTTTCGCAGGATTCAAGTACGGGTAACTTGTTCCGGGTTGAGGTTTGGTACAGGGTCGCGACATCTACGGACGTGGCGGCCTCTAGCTATGTATGGAACAACGGGGACTCTAGCTCACCCTTCTGGGCGACCATCTCGGCCTACCGTGGCGTCAATACGAGCAACCCGATAGACGCCTCAGGATCTTCCGCGTCTGGCAGCGCTACTTCTCATACGACTCCTTCTGTTACAACTACACATTCAAGTATGGTGCTTTCGCACCGTGCGACACGTAGGACTACGACCAGCTTTAATACTTTCACCTCTGGGGTTGCGCACGAGCGGTTCGAGGGCGGGAACCACGGCGCTAGTACAAGCTACTCTGCTGCCATGTATGACGCGGGAGTTGAGACTGACCCCGGCTCTATTTCAGGCACTTCGATCACCGCAAACAGCACGACGAGTATGACGGACTCCATCGTTACGACCGTCGCGCTTCGGACGTTGATCGTAGCCGTCAATGCGAACGCTGGCGTAGCCACGGCAACGGCCGCAGGAAACTCGCCTGCACCTGACCTTGAGTTGAGTCCCGCGCCAGATGTAGTAGCGTCAACAGCTAGCGCAAAGACGCCAGTTGCGGCAGTTGGTGCGCAGGCGGGCTGTGCAACAGCCTCTGCCTCCGTTAAGCAAGTTGACGTAGCCACAACGCCATTCAATAACGCGCCCGCCGGTATAGCGACTGTGGTCGTATCGGTTAAACAGACTCGCATGCAGTACGCGCCCGCAGGGAAGGCGGCCGCAACTGCCGCCGCATGGCTGCTTTCCGAGTCTGTGGGAAACCGCGCTGGTACTGCATTTTCAACCGCAGCAGCCTACGGACCGGCGATTGGATTTGCCGTACCGGCTGGCACAGCCCAGGTGAACGCCTCTGGAAAGACCGCCGCTCCGGGCCTGGCTATGTCCATCGGTGTGGCTAGTGCCTTCGCTATGGTTCACCCTGTTGTTTCGTACTTTGGATCGAGTCGAACCATCAAGGTCGGTTTTGAAGATCGCTTCATATTTGTACCTTGGGAAGAGCGGACCCTGATGGTTGAGGAGAGTTGATATGACATCATCCCCTGATTTTCTCAAGGACCCCGATGATGTCCTTGACTACTCGTTCGACTGGTCGGATTGGCTGACCACCAATGAGCAGATTGTAAGCTTTACTGCCATTGCGACGCCCGGTATCACCATTGATTCAACGTCGAACACCACTACGGTGACTACGACTTGGCTCTCAGGTGGCGTTGCTGGTTCGCCCTATACAGTGACTCATCGAATAGTCACCAACCAAGACCGTACCGTTGACCGCTCCATGACGATTCGCGTAACCAGTAGGTGAGTTGAGGAGACGACATGGCTATCTCGTTCGTCGCCGAAGCTCATGGCACGGCCAACTACACCACGTCGATCTCCGTAAGTAAGCCCAGTGGCACGGTAGATGGCGATGTGATGATCGCTATCTGCGGCGGTACACCCTCCACGCCCTCGGGTTGGACGCTTCTCGGTAGTGCTGACTCTGGCACCAACTCCCTGCGCACGGTTCGCGTGTTCAGGAAGGTTGCATCGGGCGAGGGATCAAGCTACACATTCAGCATTCAGTCTTCCATAGCGTGCGCTTCGATCGTGTCCTATCGGGGTGTTAGTAGTACGATCCCTGTAGATACTGCTCATTTCGATATATCGCCTGTTGGTGCAAGCTCTAACTTCAACACGGCATCGGTGACGGCAGCCACAACGCAGTGGGGCTTGTCGTTTGCCATGGCTTACGAGTATGGAAGTTCGTCAACTCGCACTTGGACAGAGGGATCAGGCACAGAGCGGGCGGATTTCTCGGTATCTAACTCAGGTAGTCCGGACAACACCAACTGCGCTGTGACCGACTCAGCCGGTACGCTATCGGCTGGCTCGTTCTCCAGGACGCAGACGCGATCAAGTGCTGCATCTGGCGGTGCAACGGCCATCGTCCTGCTAAATCAGGCAGGTGGCGGAATCGTAAACGCTGCCGCTGGTTTCGCTGGGGACACGGCGGTCGTAGCTAACAACGCTGCCGCTGTATACGGAATTGGCCCTAGTGCTGGCAAGGCAACCGCTACCGCATCGGCTAAGAACCCAACAGTGTTGTATGGGCAGTTGGCTAAGCCCGGTGTTGCCAACGTGAGCGTGAGTATCAAGGACGTTGGACGCAGGGCTCACCCCAGTGCGGCTGCCGCAGTCGTGAATGAACGTGTTGCCCACGTCTACTACGGAGCACCCCCCTACCGAACGTGGCGAGTACCGCCCGACGAGCCGTTGAATCCGGGGCCACGATGACAGCAAATCGTAAGAAGCTAACCGAAGTTGTCCAAGAGGAGAACATGCGGGAGTCGTTGGAAGCGATCCGCGACTACATTGCACATCAACTTGAGGCCAACCTGTGTAACACGTGCCTGAACTCGCGCCTACGTACCGGAGATCAGGCTTCATTGATCCTCCGTCTGCAAACCGTACTGGAGCAGATAGAGAAGATCCCGGTATACGACGCGGAGGTGTCCGATCTTGAAAAGATACGTAATCGAGCCGGAACACCCCGGGCAGTCACTCGACAGCAGGGTGGCCGCCACCCTAGCGGTACGCGGAAGTCAACGCCCCCGAATCCAGCATCTTCCGCCTAGCGTCGGTAGCTTGGGGCGCGAGGTAGCCGATCTATCAAGTCTAGCGGGGCTGGACTTGGACCCCTGGCAGATTTGGACCATGGAGCAGGCCATGGCCAAACGCGAGGACGGTAAGTGGGCAGCGTTTGAAGTGGGGTTGGTGGTCAGTAGGCAGAACGGCAAGGGGTCGATCCTTGAGGCTCGGGAGCTTGCCGGTCTGTATCTGTTGGACGAGAAGCTGATCATCCACTCTGCTCACCAGTTCGACACTTCCAAGGAAGCGTTCGGCCGCATCCTGATGCTCATAGAGCAAACTCCCGACCTAGACGCGGAAGTTGCTCGGGTATCTCGTTCGCACGGTGAAGAGGGTATCGAGCTTAAGAACGGAAACCGCCTGCGGTTTCGTACTCGGACCAAGGGTGGCGGGCGTGGTTTCTCCTGTGACTGCCTCATTCTGGACGAGGCAATGTACCTTGGATCGCAGCAAGTTGGTGCCCTGATGCCAACGCTGTCCGCTCGTACTGAGGTGACCCCAGGTGGTCCGCAGATTTGGTACACCGGTTCTGCGGGTGACCAGGAGTCAACGCAGCTCGGGCGTGTACGCGCGCGTGCAATCAAGGGCGGCGACCCCAGGCTGTTCTACGCCGAGTGGTCTATTGATGGTTGCTCGGACTTCTGCCCGAAGGACTGTGACGAACATGATCAGACGGACACCGTTGAGTCATATGCCAAAGCGAATCCCGGATTGGGCATTCGCATTTCGGTGGAGCATGTCGAATCGGAGCGTCGATCGATGGACCCGGAGACGTTTCTCCAGGAACGGCTCGGGGTCGGTGACTGGCCCGTCGAAGAGGACTCGTGGTCGGTAATCAGCGAAGAGTCTTGGATGCGACGCTCTGATGAAACGTCGTATCTTTTGGACCCGTTCGTACTCGCGGTTGACACATCGCCGGGACTCAACCCCACTACTTCCATTGCGGCAGCGGGTCGTAATGACGAGGGTGCCGTACACGTTGAGATCACCGGCTACGAGACCTACGACTGCCGTCCTGGTACATCGTGGGTTGTTGATCGGGTACTTGAGATATGGAAGGCTCAGCGCCCCGTAGGAGTCGTAATCGACAAGCGCAGTCAGGCAGGCATGTTCATAGAAGAACTTGAGGCGGCCGGTGTGAAGTTGATACACCCTACGGCCGCAGAGTTTGCTCAATCCTGTGGTGAGTTTTACACGGGCGTAGTTCCCCGTAGGGGGAACGTGCCCAACGTTACACACATCAATCAAAGGCCGCTCAACTCGGCGGTTGCTGGTGCGGATACGCGCGATCTCGCCGACTGCTGGGCGTGGTCGAGGCGTACGTCTTCCGTTGACATCTCACCGCTCGTCGCTTGCACGTTGGCGACATGGGGATATAAGAAGATAGCGAACGAGAAGAAAAACTCCGCGCCTTGGATGGCACGTCGATAGGGGCGATATGAAAAGGCATGAAGCGCTCGCCCTGGCGGTCGCGTGTTACCTGATGCTAACTGCCGGGCTGACGTGGAAGTTTGGAGACTACGGTCTCATGGGTTCGAGTGCCGTTGCGCTCGTTCTGCTGCTGTTCGTTGACACTGACAAGACAGATAAGGAGGAGTGATCATGGCGTCTCTCTGGTCTCGACTCCGAGGTAAGTCAGAACAGCGCAGTCTGACGATCGATGACTATCTGAACCTTGCCAACCCGATGAACTTCCCCATGGGGTTCATCAACAGGTCTGGCTACAACGAAGACAAGGAGTATGACGAGGAGTTCCAGTACAACATCTACAACTGCTACAAGTCAGACGGCATTGTATTTGCTTGTATGTACGCTCGTCAGCTCGTCTTCACTGAGGCTCGGTTCCAGCTACAGCGCATCAGGCAGGGGCGCCCCGGGGACCTTTTCGGTATCCAGGACTTGAGCATCTTCGAGAACCCATGGCCGAACGCTACGACTGGTGAGCTTCTGTCGCGCGCGATCCAGGACGCCGACCTTGGTGGTAATCACTACGTGGTGCGCGAAGGAAACAGGCTCCGTAGGCTCCGTCCAGACTGGGTGGACATCATCCTGACGGCCCCTCCGGACAAGGCTGTTGACTCCGACGTTGCCGGGTACGTCTACATGCCGGGAGGTCGGGGCTCGAATCCGGACAACTGGGAGATTTACCCGATCGATGGCAGCAACGGCGTAGTCTCTCACTGGTCGCCCATCCCGGACCCCGACGCTCTCTACCGTGGCATGTCTTGGCTGTCGCCTGTTATTCGCGAGATACAGGCAGACAAGGCTGCGACGATCCACAAGGCCAAGTTCTTCGAGAATGCCGCGACCCCCAACCTTGCGGTGTCCTTCAAGGAAACCGTCACCAATGAGCAGTTCCAGGAGTTCATGGAGACGATGGACGCTGCCAAGGGTGGAGTTGAGCACGCGTACGAGACTCTGTACCTCGGTGGCGGTGCTGACGTGACCGTAGTCGGTACGGACCTACGGCAGTTGGACTTCAAGGCCACTCAGGGCGCCGGTGAAACGCGAATCGCCGCTGCCGCTCGTATCCCTCCGGTGTTCGTCGGCCTCTCCGAAGGCATGCAGGGCTCGTCGCTGAACGCTGGCAACTTCGTTGCCGCTAAGCACATGTTCGGCGACTCGACCATGCGTCCACTGTGGCGTTCGATCTGCGCTGCGTATCAGCCGCTTCTTAAGGGCATGCCGAAGGACGCTCGTCTCTGGTACGACGACAGGGACATTGCCTTCCTGCGCGATGACCGCAACACGATTGCCGAGCTGCGCAAGACTGAGGCTGGTACGATCTCTGTGCTAATCCAGTCCGGATATGAGCCTGACTCAATAGTCAAGGCCATCAAGCAAGAGGACTGGGACCTGTTGAAGCACACCGGTCTGTTCTCTGTGCAGTTGCAACCGCCTGGCACTCTCCAGAAGGCACAGGCTGGCGCCAACTCGGACATCCCGAATCCGCCTGCTACGCCGAGTGGCGGTGGTGGCACGCAGAAGGCTGCGCCGACCGGGACGCCTAGGCCGAGTCCTCAGCCACAGCCTGGCTCGTCGGGTAACAAGAACCCTGCGAAGCCTGCCGCCCCAAAAGCCCCAGCCCCGGGGCGTGACGTATCCAAGCTCCAGATAGGCAAGGGTCATGCTCTCTGGGACTACTGGACGCACGGCAAGGGGGCGGCTGAATGGATCGGCGCAGAGCATAAGTGGACAACCTTGCATGCGCTGCTGGTGTCGCACGGCGTACCCGCACATGAAGCTAAGGGTCTCACGACCAATATCATCAACCATGTCCTACCCGGGTATATGAAGCTCGCCCATAAGAAGGGCGACGGTCCCGGTTAATCAACTCCGCAGAGGAGGTTAGTAAATGACCAGTCCATCTAAGCTCTGTCTGCGGTCTGTTGAGTTTCGCGTTGCAGACACCGGAGAGAACAACGACGGCCGAACCCTTGAGGGTTATGCCGCAGTCTTCAACGCGCCTACTGAGATTGACTCTTTCGAGGGCCGCTTCTCAGAGGAGATCGCACCGGGAGCCTTCCGGAAGACCATCAGTGAGCGCAAGCCTGTCTTGCAGTTCGATCACGGCAAGGATGTCCGTACGGGAAGCGTGCCGATCGGCAAGATTGTCGAGATGCGCGAAGATCCGCAGGGTCTTTACGTGAAGGCAAGGCTCTTTGACAATCCGGTCGTTGAGCCTATCCGACAGGCTATCGAGGGCGGCGCCATCAGCGGGATGTCCTTCCGCTTCCGCGCCGTTCGCGACGAGTGGCGCGACGGCGAGGATAACGTCATCAAGCCCGGTCAGCTCGGTGAGATGCTTTACAACGCTGGCTCGCGCGGGCCACTCAAGCGCACCTTGAAGGAAGTTCAGCTCTTTGAGGCTGGTCCTGTGGTGTTCCCTGCGTACGAGCAGACTTCGGTCGCCGTTCGTTCCCTGGACGAGATCTCAGATGAGGACCGACAGGCTCTCATTGACGAGTACGCGCGGTCGATGACCGAAGAGGTCGAGGGGGAGCTTGTCGGCGAACACGGCCCAGAGCTTGTCGAGGCTGGCTTCACGCCGGAGTCGGTCGCCCGCGCGGTCGAGTCTGACGACCTCCCGCTTCTCGAAGTGCATGTCGAGGGCCGATGCCGGGGCAAGGAAGACGCCGAAGAGGGCTGCGAGCACCCGGAGCTTCATGAGCGCGCGTTGACCACTCAGGGCACGCCCAACGTCGCCAAGCCAAAGGCTAAGGACAAGAGCAGCGGCGACAACAAGCCCTACGGTGACGTGACTTACGCCGACCCTGGTTACCAGAAGGACGGTAAGAAGCGTTACCCGATCGACACCGAAGAGCACGCTAAGGCCGCCTGGTCTTATATCAACCAGGCTGGCAATGCGTCAGAGTACACAGCGGAACAGCTTGCCGAGATCAAGAACAAGATCCAGGCAGCACTCAAGAAGTTTGGTGTGGACGTTGAGGCCAAGGCGGCTGATGACGTATCATCCACCCCAGAGGAATCCGGCGCCGACCCCACGGTCACCCCGGAAGCAGTAACTCCCGTAAGGAACAAAACGGTTCGAAAGGAAAGTGACATGGAACCGATGACCGTGGAAGAGCGCGTTGCTCGCCAGAGCGAGATCAAGGCGCGTCTCTCCGAGATCGACACCGAGTACAGCGGCGGTACTCTCCCCGAGGACACGCAGCGCGAGTGGGACGGCCTCAACGTCGAGTTCAGCGAGCATGACCGCGCCATCGACGCGGCCACCAAGCGCGCTGAGCAGCTTCGTGCTCTCGCCGAGGACAACGCCCAGGGCAACGGCCGTCAGGTCGAGCGCGGCACCGCGCCGAACCACATCCGCCGCCCGTCCGACATCTACGACATCTCGAACCTGCGTAACCAGGCCCGCAGCCTGGACGAGATGGGCGCCCTCTGCCGCGACAATGCCATGCGCGCGATCGAACAGGGTCGCTTCGGTGGCGGCGTCCGCAAGGAAGCCGCGCAGGAGAACGTGGAGCGTCTGCTCCAGGAGAACGACGACGCTGCCGGTACGCTGGCTCGTCGCATCCTCACGACCGGCTCCCCGGTCTACGAGCGTGCGTTCGGCAAGGCCATGCGCGCCCTCTCCACCAACGGCCTTACGGCCGAGGAGGCGCGTGCGCTCTCCCTCGGTTCGAACGCTGACGGTGGCTACGCCGTTCCGTTCCAGCTTGACCCCACCGTCATCCTGACTTCTGACGGTGTGATCAACCCGCTCCGCTCCATGGCGCGCGTCGTTCAGATCACTGGCAAGGAATGGCAGGGTGTCACCTCCGCCGGTATCTCGGTCACCCGCTCCTCTGAGGCCGCGAACGTCAACGTCGTTTCGCCGACCCTTGAGCAGCCGACCGTTCGCCCGACCCGTGTGACGGGCTTTATCCCGTTCTCCGTCGAGATCGACGCCGACTGGACCGCGATGCGCTCTGAGGTTACTCGTCTCCTCCAGGACGCGAAGGACACCGAAGAGGCAAGCTCGTTCGTCAACGGCGACGGGACCGGCAACAACCCCGGCGGTGTCGTCGCGACGCTCTCGCACTACGGCGCCGTGCCGGACGGTGGCAGCCTGACCACTGCCGACGTGTACGCACTGGAAGAGGCTCTTGCCCCGCGCTGGCGCGCGCGTGCTCAGTTCCTCGGCAACAAGTCGGTCTACAACGACATCCGACAGCTCGGCACCACTGACGGTGCGGACCTGTGGGTGCGCCTGGCCGACCGGAACCCGTCGCAGCTTATCGGCTACGACGCTCGCGAGATCAGCACCATGGGTGCTTCCGACGACAGTGGCGCTCGCTACCTGCTCTTCGGTGACTTCTCGCAGTTCCTCATCGTTGACCGCGTGGGCATGAACGTTGAGCTGGTCCCGCACCTGTTCAACCCGACCGCCAGCGTTCCTACGCCGACCGGTCAGCGTGGTCTGCTCGCGATCTGGCGCAACTCGTCCAAGGTTCTGGTGGACGACGCGTTCAAGTACCTCAAGCAGGGTACGGCTTCCTGATCCTGGCTCACTTAGCTTGCGACCCGTGCCAGGGGTACGGGTGGGCTAATGTGAGTTGAGAGATGGAATGGAAGTTGTGCGGTACGGTTCCTGTAACCTAGGCCGCACAACTTCCGCCCCGGTGAAGGGCATAGGGTGTCATGTAACCGGGGACCTAGCGGGGTAGCGCAGTTCGGTAGCGCAGCGGGTTCATAGCCCGAAGGTCGTGGGTTCAAATCCCACCCCCGCCACGAAAGTTGAACAAATACTAGCTGAGGAGTCCTCATGGCTGCTGCACCAAAGAAAAAGCCCGCCGCGAAGCCGGTTGCGAAGCCTGCGCCCAAGAAGGGGGCGGCGCCTGCCAAGAAGGCGCCCAACCAGGGTGGTTCGAGTAAGCCCGGCGCGAAGCCCGGCGGCAAGCCTGCCGCGAAGCCGACCGGCAAGCCCGTCCCCGGAAAGAAGGGCGCGCCCGCGAAGCCCGCTCCGGGTAAGCCTCCGGTTCCCGGTCAGAAGCCCGGCCAGAAGCCTATGCCGGGAAAGGGCCCGCTGCCTAAGAAGAAGGCGGCCCCCAAGAAGGGTAAGTGATGGCGCATCACTACACGTTGGACCAAATGGACTGGCCCCGCCTGCTCGCAGACAACAACATAGAGCCGCGCGGGGTCTGTCACGTGGGGGCGCATGAGGGTCAAGAGGTTCCGCTCTACATCGAATTGAGATTCGACAACATCTACCTAGTAGAAGCCGATCCGAATCTAGCTGCGGACCTTGAGAGTAGGTACGGTCACACCAACGGAGTTACGGTGCTTCCCGTGGCTGCTGGCGCGGAGCGCGGATGCGTAGAGTTCTACCGAGTGCTGCGAGACTCGCAGTACAACTCGACGCTTGAGCCTATCGAGTTGGGCGCCACTCAGAAGATTGAGGTCCCAATGGTGCGCCTGCGGGACGTTATTCCGGGCAGTAAGTTCAGAAGCCCGGTAAACGTTCTTGTAGTTGACGTACAGGGCTCCGAGATCGATGTCATCAAGGGGTGCGATCGGCGATACCTAGACCTGATCGTGGTCGAGGTCGGTACGCGCGCAAAGTATCACGGCCAGCCTATGAGGAAGGCCGTGTCGGAGTACATGGATTCCATCGGCTGGCGTGAGGTTTACGTCTGGCCACACGGACCCAAGGCGATCTGGTTCGACATCGCCTATGTGCCCGTCAACGAAGGGTGCTGCGGTGAAGGTTGTTGTTCTGGGGATACCGCTGCCGCCGGGTGACAACCGCTGGAAAGACGACATGTGCGAGGATGGGGAATCCCTTGGTTGGGACGTAACGCACGTAGCAGCCAAGGGAATTCTCCCAGCCGAGGTCATCCGGCTCTGCAAAGGTGCAGACATCCTCCTCTGGGCGATGACTCACGGGCATATGCCTAAGCCACCGTCCAGCGTAGAGGGCATGCTGCGTCAGATAGAAGCTGGTGGCACCCGAACGGTTGCGCTACACATGGATCTTTACTGGGGAATCCAGGCTCGTGAGCGCAAGATAGGTCGTCACCCCTGGTGGACTTGCCAGTATGTCTTCACGGCTGATGGCGGACACCAGCGTGAGTTTTTTATGCGCGGAGTCAATCACTTTTGGATGCCTCCCGCCATCGGCTCTCAGTACAACTACCGTGCCGAGAGGTCATATGACGGCACTCATGCAGCAGTGTTCGTCGGTGGCTATGTGCCCGGAATCCACGGGCCTGACCGCGCCGCGCTTGTCCAGTACGGGCGTGAGCGCTGGGATGAAGGCTTCGCGCTGTACGGGCGCGGAGAGGGGTCGAGGGGACAGCTCTACGGCCACAGGCTGAACGCGCTGTACGCCCGCACGGGGTTCGTTCTCGGCGACTCGGCACCTTCCCCCCGCTACTGGTCGGATCGCATCCCCTGCACCCTGGGACGCGGCGCATTGATGTCCCATCCGGAAGTTGAGGGGATGGCCGAGAACGGCTTCACCGATGAAGTCATGATCACCTACCCACGTGGGGATCTGGCGACGCTCGGCGAGAAGATCGACTCACTAACGCACTCCGAGATGGAGCAACGAAGGCAAGCTGCATACGAGTTGGTTCGAGAGCGCCACACCTGGAAGCAACGCATGCAAGAGCTACAGGATATCGTCACGTCGGACGGAAACTGCCTCTGTCGGCGAAGTGGTAAGCGTCGCCTAGGTGGCTGTTGGTGCGGGAGGTGGTGAAATGCGAGTCATAATCGCATGCGCGGGTCCTCAGGTTAAGTGGAACAACTATCTTGGGATACCTAGTCACTTCGCACCAGTTCGCTTGGATGATTCGGACGAGCGGGAACCTCTGCTGCATAGGACACTCCGTCAGGTCGCTAGGTACACAACACGCGAAGAGGTTGTACTAACGGCACCCGCTGGCGATGGTAGATACTGGATCGGCGGCGTGACGGTCTGCACCGGCGAGGGAAAGAGTGAGTTTGACTCAACTCGTAGCCTGTGGAGTAGAAGTGAACGAACCGTGCTTTTGCTCGGGGATGTGTACTTTAGCGATCTGGCCATGCGCAAGATACTTACCCCCACGGCGGGCCGAGAGTACAGGGCGTTTGGTCGCCATGGTGGATCGAATATAACTCACACCCCATACGGTGAGCTGTTCGCACACACCTGGTGGCCCGAGCATATCCACGAGATAGAGCAGCATCTAGCCCACGTCGAACAGGCTCGCGCACAAGGTATCTTGCGTCCTCATGGATGGATGCTACTGCGCAGCTTCCAGGGTGACCCGCTAGACCGGCACATAGTCAAGCCTCGTTACTTCACTCAGATCAACGACTGGACGGATGACATCGACTACCCGGAAGACTTTGAACGGCATCCGGCAACGAAGGGTTACAGGTGACTGTCTCAGTCGTAGTTCCTTACCGCCCAGACGGTGCGGAGCGTGAAGATAACTGGCGTGTCCTGCAAGATGGATGGCGCAGGAACTTCCCTAACTGGGAACTCGTCACGGGTGATTGCTCGTCGGATGAATGGATCAAGGCTGACGCGATAGCGGACGCTCTAAGTCGCGCAAGCGGCGACATCATCGTCATGGCAGACGCCGACGTGTGGTGTTCATCGGCGGCCGTGGAAGAGGCTGTTCTGAGGGTCGATCACGGCAAGCCATGGGCGATCCCCCATCTTGCAGTTCACAGGCTAACCCCAGAGGGTACCGCGCTATTCAAGGTGCATGCACACGTATGGATAGAAGACCTTGACGAGCCTCCGTACGAGGGGGTGCCTGCGGGTGGCATGTTCGTCATGCGCCGAGAGCTGTACGAGGCTGCTCCGTTGGACCGCAGGTTCCGTGGATGGGGGCAGGAGGACCAGTCGGCAGACATGGCCTGGACGACACTGTACGGGTTGCCATGGAGGGGAGTTGATCCTCTGTGGCACCTATGGCATCCGCCGATGAAGCGTGATAATCGCGTTGTCGGATCTAAGGAAAGTCGCGCACTGTGGGAACGATACAGGCGCGCAAACCACAACCGACCCGCTATGAGAGCGCTCGTCGGAGAGGGAGTTGAGAGCAAATGAGTCTGTTCGTAGCTGCTCAGACGGCGTTCATAGAGCACGCCGGAAAGCGAGTGAAGATCATCAAGGACGAGACGATCGTCCGTGGGGGTCACGCCATTATGGAGGGTCGCGAGCATCTGTTCAAGCGGCTCCACGTCCACTTCGAGTGCGAGAGGCCGAGGCCGCCCGTGGCCCCTGCGCCTGCCCCTGCACCCGCGAAGGTCGCTCAGGCAAAGACCGCTTCCGCAAAGGCAGATGCGACACCGGAGCCCGCCGCTGAGGAGGAGTAATGGCGATCGGAGATCCGTACGTCAGCCTTGATGAACTCAAGGAATACCTCAAGATGACCGGCAAGGCTTCTTATGACGATGCCCTGCAAGATGCCCTCAACTCCGTAACCATGGAGATAGAGGGAAGGTGCAACCGTCAGTTCAACAAGGCGACTTCGGCATCTCAGAGGTCCTATTACCCGACCACGCGCTACATGGCAAAGGTGCACGACTTCTACACTACGGAAGATCTCGTAGTCACGTGGAAGGGCACCACGCTTACCGAGGGCACCGACTTTGAACTACAGCCACTTGACGGGATAGTTGACAACCGCCCCGGCTGGCCGTTCTGGAAGGTCAAGCTACTCGGTGGCAGGTGCTTCCCCAAGTGGGACAACCAGAACGGCGCACCGCTCACTGTGACTGCTCGTTGGGGATGGAACGATGTTCCCGCGCCCATTAAGCAAGCCTGCCTGATTATGGCAGCGGAGACGTTCCAGCTCAAGGACTCGCCGTTTGGCATAACCGGCATGGACGCCTTTGGCTCACCCATGAGGGTCCGCGACAACGCCATAGCGGTAAGCAAGTTGGGGCCCTATGTGCGTGACAGATTCCTGGTGGGGTGACTATGACGACTCCCACTCTAGCCGAGATCAGGACGGCTCTGGTTGAGACCATCAAGGCGAATGTGGAAGTTGAGATCTTCGAGTACGCCAACGTGCCTGACGTTGCTCAGCTTCCCGCCGTGGTGGTAAGGCCCATGAGCGCCAACTACGTTGTCAACATGGGCGATGACGCCACATACAATTTCCAGGTCTACGTCTTGACATCTCGTCGCGAAACTGGCGTAGCGCAGGATGACCTAGACGAACTGGTGAGCCACTACGGTCCCAACAGCATTCCTACTGCAATAAACGGCAATATGGAACTGGGACTTGATGGTGCAGTGACGGCTCTGTGCACGGGCATGGATGGATACGGCGGTCAGTACACGACGGCTCAGATCCAGCATGTGGGGGCCATCCTCAGAGTGAAAGTGGAGGCTGATCCCTGATGCGCTATCAGGTAGTAGGTAAGAACCACCGAGTATTCGGGAAGTCGCATGGAGAGTTCTTCGAGCGTAATCTTCCCGAGGCGCAAGAGCGCCATCTCATCGGGGGCGGATTCATAGTCCGTGCTCCCCTCCCAGTAGAACCGAGCGTCACCATCGGCGCTCAACTGTCGGGGTTTACTTCGGCATTTGAGGCTACGGTATCGCTCCCGGCAGAACCTAGCGTGTCAGAGGATGCGCCAAGTGAGGCACCGGAAGAGGCGCCTACCGATAACCCCCGAAGGGATGAGTTCTAGTGTCCAAGAAGCTTATTCTGCGTGACTGCTACATCGAGGTGAACGGCGTGGACCTGTCCTCGCACGTTTCCGCAGTCACCGTCACTCTGTCCAAGGACGACATCGACACCACCAACTTCTCTGGCGGTGGCCGTGAGCACCAGCATGGCCTCAAGGACGACCAGTTCGAGGTCACGATGCAGCAGGACTTCAACGCTGCCTCGGTGGACTCCGTTCTGTTCCCCCTGTACGACACGGAGGTTGAGTTCTACGTCTACATCCTCCCGACGCAGAGCAAGCCTGTCGGAGCGGACAACCCGTCCTACTCCGCCACCTGCCTTCTGTTGGAGTACAGCCCGCTTGACGGTGCTGTCGGTAAGCTGTCCGACACGAAGGTCAAGTTCGTGACGCAGCGGGATGGCGTTACCCGCTCCACCACTTCCTGACCCAACTAGCAGCCGGGCGAGCGACTTACGATGCGGGGTCGCTCGTCCGGTTCTAACCGCATCGAACCGCGCATCGAGAAAAGGAAACTGACACACCATGGCTATTCTCAACCGAGACCTTATCCTCGCCGCCGACGACATGAAGACCATCGACGTCGAGGTTCCGGAATGGACTCCGGAAGGTCAGGAAGTCGCGTCTGTTCGCCTCCGCACTCTGACGGGTGGGGAGCGCGACAAGTTCGAGTCGGACATGATCGACCAGCGCGGCAAGTCCAACAAGATGAACCTCGTCAACCTGCGCGCGCGGCTCGTCGCCCTGTGCGCCGTGGACGAGAGCGGGCAGCGGATGTTCGGAGACAAGGAAGTCACTCTCCTGGGCAGCAAGTCCGCGTCCGTCCTGGACCGGCTGTTCACTGCGGCCCAGAAGCTCAACGGCATGACTCAGCAGGACGTTGAGGAGCTGACCGAGGGTTTCGAGGACGGCCAGACCGAGTAATGGTGTTCCGGCTAGCCCTCGCGTGGGGGTGCACTCCACGCGAGGTGCTAGACCGGATCAGCTCTGAGGATCTGGCCGAATGGGTGGCGTTCGAGACTGCGCACGGTCCCATCGACAGCACGTATGAGCGCATTCTCCTGAACGAGATCCACTATCAACTTCAAACCCTCAATTACATGTTCGGTGCCGCTAACTTCACTGACGAAGAAGAGGGCATCGAGAACCCCATACCCGAGCCTAGTAAAATGCCCTTCCCTTGGGAGATGACCGAGGCGGCTAAGGTGGCGAAGGAAAATGCCCGGGATTGACATAAGTGTCAGTGGCATAGGCAAACTTGACGACATCACACGTGCGATGGCCATTGAGAACGAGGACATCCCAAAGGAACTCAAAAACTCAATCAAGGATTCGGCTGGGACGCTCGGGGATCGGGCGTCCCTCCGCGTGATACTTGAGCCAACGCACGGCCTTAAGCACACTGGCCTAAGGGCCCGAGTTGCTAAGGGAGTTGGACTACAGGAACTCCCTGATGGCTACCGCATCACAACGTCTATGCCCAATGTCAATGAAGCCGCCATCCCTCGCGGTATGGACCAACATGGATGGCGGCACCCGGTGTTCGGAAACAAGGGTACTTGGGTGGTCGAGGGAATCACGGACTTCTCATGGTTCATGGACACCATGCAGGAAGGTGAAGACCTCGTGGGTAACGGGCTGGAACAGCAGCTTGAGAATGCCGCTGAGCGAATCGATAATGCCGGGCGCGCGTAACGGAGGGTTGTCCCAATGGCTACAGTGACCAGCTTGGGATTCAACATTACGGCCAAGTGGGATGGGACCGGTCTGCGCACGGCACAGGCTCAACTCGACACCCTCAAGAAGTCGTTGTCTTCGATCGACGGTACGAACTTGAGGATCACTGCCGACGTTGACGATTCGGCAGCAGTTGCGAAGCTTGAAAATCTTCGCGCGATGATAACGGATCAGACCGCCACAATAACGGTCAACGCTGACACTGCTGATGCCGCTGCGAAGCTCACGGCGCTCAGTGCTCAGCTTGACAGGATAGCCGCAACTCACGTCACCGCCACGGCAGATGTGAACACAAACTCGACTGCCCTTGAGGCCCTACAGGCGCGACTCAACCAGTTCGGAACGATGCACGAGACTGCTACTGCTGATGTCAACGCGCAGTCTGGGCAGCTTGATGCGATCCGCTCCAGGGTCGTTCAGTTCGGTACGATCCACAGCACGGCCACCGCTGATGTCAACGCGCAGAGCGGAGCGCTTGAGGCTTTGCAGGCTCGCCTTGCGCAGTTCGCCGCGACTCACGCCACGGCTACAGCCGACGTGAATGTCAACGCTGCGAATCTGGCAGAGGTACAGGCGCGCCTGGCTGCATTCGGTGCTACGCATGTAACCGCTACGGCAGATGTTGATGTCAACAACGCTCATATACACCTTGGGCAGCTAAGCAACGACAGCAACAACTCCATGCATGATCTCGCGTTGTTGGGTAGCGCGGCCGGTGGCGCAGGGTCGGCTATAGGTGGAATGGCGAGCGCTGCCGGTGGTGGAGCTTCTGCCGTAGGTAACGTGGGAAGTTCTGCGGCGAGCGCCGGTAGTTCGATGGGCGGTTTCGTAACTGCCATAGTTGCGGCCTCGGTTGCCATGGCAGCGTTCACGGCTGCGGCACCACTAATGGCCGCATCAGTTGCGCTCATTCCCGTTGCGTTCCTTGGGGCCGCTGGCGCGCTTATCGCAACGAACGAAAAGCTTAAGTCTTCCTTCGCTGACGCGTTCGGCCAGCTCCAGAAGACCATCCTGCCTTTGGCCATGCCAGCGATCAAGGCTCTCCAGGACGGTCTGTCTCAGGTTAACGGTTGGCTTCACCTGATAGGACCCGCGATCAAGGGTGCGTTCTCTGCGGCGGCATCCCTTGTGCGTCCCATGCTTGATGTCGTAGAGCACTTGGCTGGGGCAGCGCTGCCCGGACTCACTTCTGCCATGCGCGCCATGGGGCCGCTGTTTGACGGGCTCGGCAAGGGCGCAACTCTCCTGGGCTCTGCGCTCGGTCAGGCAGCTAACATGCTGGCCAGGATTCCTGGCCTCGGCCAGATCATGAACCAGGTCATGGGCGCAGCGGGCCAGGTTCTCTTGTCGTTCGCTAGCGTCATCGTCCAGGTCGTATCGGCTGATCACGGTCAACTCCTGATCCAAACTCTCAAGTTGATAGCCCAGGTTATGCAGCTGTTGGTCCCGATCATTCAGATCAACGGGGTCATTTGGCTCGGTCTGGTGGTTATCCTCCGAGGTGTCGTCACCGTCCTCCAGTTCCTTGAGATTGGCTGGAAGGCGTGGATGCAGTTCATGCAGGGAAGTGGCCCAATCTGGACCGCACTTGGTATAGCGTGGCGCGCCTTCCTTGATGGCATGAGGATTGCATGGACTGCCATTTCTGCTGCCCTTGTCGTTGCATGGAATGCCGTCTGGAATGGCATGTCCATTGCAGTGAGGGCGATTTGGACCGGTCTACAGGCAGCCTGGACGGCTACCGTTAATGGCCTGACGATCGCCTGGAACGCTGTCTCCGGTGCGCTCGTTGTGGCGTGGAATGCCGTCTGGAACGGTATGTCCACTGCGGTCAGGGTGATTTGGGCAGCTCTCCAGGTTGCCTGGCAGGCGTTTGTCACGGGTCTTAGTATCGCGTGGACTGCCGTTTCTGGTGCGCTAGTTACTGCGTGGAATGCCGTGTGGAACGGCCTGTCCGTTGCTGCGCAGGCGATATGGAACGCTCTTACCGTTGCCTGGAACGCGTTCGTCAACGGCCTTGCCCTGGTGTGGAATACGGTCTCCGCTGCGCTCACCACGGCGTGGAATGCTGTGTGGAACGCCATGTCCACTGCGGCGCAGGCCATTTGGTCCGCAATGCAGGCTGCGTGGAACGCCGTATGCCAGGCGTTTGTTACTGCGTGGAACGCTGTTTCTGGCGCTCTGTCTGCTGCGTGGAATGCCGTGTGGAACGCCATGAAGACTGCCGCTGAGGCAGTTTGGAACGCCATGCAGGCCGCATGGCAGGCGTTCCTCAACGCGCTTCACTCGATCTGGAACACGGTCAGCTCTGCCCTCTCGGCCGCCTGGTCCGCTGTCTGGCTCGCCATGAAGAACGGTGCCTACGCCGTATGGGACGCCCTTAAGGCTGCCTGGCAGGCGTGGGGCAACGCCATGCACTCGATTTGGAACACGGTCAGCTCTGCCCTGTCGGCAGCATGGTCGGCCGTCTGGCTGGCCATGAAGAACGGAGCCTATGCGGTCTGGGATGCACTCAAGTCAACCTGGTCTGCTGTTCTCAACGCCCTTCGCTCTGCCTGGAATACGGCTGGCGACGCGCTGAGTAAGGCTTGGTCCACGGTCTGGAACGGCATCAAGAACACCGCTAAGTCCATCTGGAACGGCATCGCTGGAATCATCGGCGATGGTGTCAACGCCTGTATTACCGTCGTCAACGGAATCATCAAGGCGTGGAACGCAGTTGTTGACGCCGTTGGCCTTAAGAGCCTTCACCTCGGCACCGTTGGTCACGTGAGTGTTCCTAAGTTCGCAGGCGGTGGCATTGTCGTTCCGGTGAACTACGAGGACGGCGGCGTAACCAAGACGTTCGCTGCTCGCAATAACCAACTCACAGGCGGGCGACCGATCTTCGGTGACATGACCGGCGGCGGAGCGCTGGGCGGATACAAGCCCGGCAGGGACACCGTTCCCGCCATGCTGTCGCCTGGCGAGGGCGTATTGGTCCCCGAGGCCGTGCGCGCCCTTGGTGGCTCCGATTGGATTCACTGGGCTAACAACGAGTTCAGTGGTGGTCGAGGCGGGAAGTCTGGCATGTTCCCGGGCTCTACGCCTGCGGTACCTATGCCCCAGTTTGCCAACGGCGGAGTGTTGGGCAATGTCCAGTTCTTCGGCAACGGCGGTAAGCCCGTAAAGCCCGTTGATCCTAACAGTGTTGGTACTGCCAGCAGTCCGGCTGCCGGTACGTCCGTTGATTCGCAGAACGCGATGATGGGCAAGGGGTCCAGTAAGAGCATTGGTGAGCTTATCGCCAACGCTCTTGGCATCGCCATACCCGGCGGAAAGGACAGCACCCTCGGCAAGATCGTCGGAGGCATTGCCCATGCGGCGCTCGGCTTCCTGGGCGGTGGCGCTGCCGGTACGGTCCTGGGCTTCATCGGCGAGAAGGCCATTAGTGCGGGCTTCAAGATCCTTGAGGACTTCGCAGACAAGGGACTTAAGGGCAAGTTCGGCAACGTCGGTAACGTTATGGATGCCGGTGTCCACAAGATCCTTGACGGCCTTAAGCAACGGCTCATTGATGAGGACAACAAGGCCCACCAGAACTACATGGCCATGTCTGTCGCTGGCGCCCAGTCAGTCCAGGCATGGGCGCCAGTGGTTCTCCAGGCCCTTGCCTTGGCCGGTGCCCCGGCATCGTGGCTTCCGGGCATCCTGTCCCTGATGGCTCACGAGTCGGGCGGTAACCCGAACGCAGTTAACGGTTGGGACTCCAACGCTGCCGCCGGTCACCCGTCCATGGGTCTTATGCAGGTCATTGGTCCGACGTTCACCGCTTACCATCAGCCGGGTACGTCGAACAACATCCTTGACCCAATTGCCAACATCGCCGCAGCCATTAACTACATTCAGGCTCGCTATGGGCACGTGCCCGGTTCGCCTTACGCGTCCGGAACTCCCAGCGCCACACCCGGTGTTCACCTCGTCGGTGAGAACGGGCCTGAAATGGTTCTGTTCGGCGGTGGCGAAGAGGTTAAGAACGCCAAGGATACGGCCGCCATGATGGGGGCCGGTAAGGACCCAACGACCGCAGCTAACCCCATAGATCAGCAGAAGCTTGCGCAGAACGCTGCCCTATGGAAGCAGTACATGAAGACCATTCAGACTACGTCTGATACTGCATGGAAGGACGTTAGCGACACCGCCAACACCAGTTGGTCCGGTATGCAGTCGTCCGTCGTTCCGTTCGCAAGTGGACTTGCTAAGGCCATCAGCGATTCGGGCAATGCCATCATCAGCAGTACCAAGAACACGTGGTCTAGTGCGACTTCTACCTCTTCGAACGCGTGGAGTTCCCAGAGGGCTGCTGCTGTTAACTACAACACCGACCTACAGAAGACGTTCGCCGACACCGGTAACGCCATTCAGACCAAGTGGGCCACCGACTGGACCGAAAACAAGGACTTCACTCAGAAGACCTGGACGGACCAGAAGGTGCAGGCAGCGCAGTTCAGCACGGACCTACAGAAGACCTACACCGACATGGGTACGGAAGTAGGGACGAGTTGGAAGAACACTCTTACAACTGCGACTGCCGACACAACTAAGTATTGGTCTGACACTAAGGCCCAGTACACGCAGGGTGTCACGGACATGCAAACGGGGCTCGTCGCTCCCGTTACGACCATGATGGACACCGACCTGCCGAACGCGTTCAACGCGTCGGTAACCGCCATCAGCACCGGATGGACAAACCTCAAGACTGCGGTACGCGAGCCTGTGGCGGCCGTTGTTGACGTGGTGTTCAATCAGGGCATCGTGGCCATGTGGAACGCCATCGCCGGGACGTTCGACGCCCCGACGCTGGACACCTTCACTATGCCCGCGTACGCCTCTGGTGGCCCCGTCCAGGGCGCCGGTACTGGAACCTCCGACAGCATCACCGCGCGGCTCTCCAATGGCGAGCACGTGTGGACCGCTGCCGAGGTGTCGGCGGCCGGTGGCCATGGCGCGGTCGCTGCCATGCGGTCCGCCGCCATGGGTGGCGCTGGCGTCCGTCAGATGGGCTACAACGGGCACTTTGCGCTCGGCGGTGGCGTCACCGACACCACCGGGCTCGTCGGCGCCCCGCAGGGCGGTACGTCCGCCACGCAGGCCGCTGCGACGGCAGGCGCGGGGGGCGATCCGATCTCGCAGGCGGCCGGTGCTGCTCTCGGTTCGATCAAGGACATTTCGAACCCGTTCATCGAAGCTGCCGGACAGGCTGGTAAGGATGCCATCGCGGCCCTTATGCCGAACGACTCTGGTTACAAGACCCTGTTGAACAACATGGTTGACCAGATGGTCGGCACGGTCACGTCGTACATTACGGCGAACGACGTTGCTCCGACAATGGGTGGCGCCAACGACGCTGCGGCTCAGGCTTGGGCAGACGCCCAGGTTGGTAAGCCGTATGCGCTCGGTGGTAACTTCGGCGTCACGTTCGACTGTTCGCAGTACATGTCCGGTATCGCGCGCGCGATCCTGGGCGAGACTCCTGCCCCCTGGTTCACTACCTTCGCGTTCAGTGGTGACACTGCGCCCGCAGGTTTTGAGCGGGAGTTGGAAGCTCCCTTCATGATCGGTATTACCAACGTCGGTGTTGGCCACACGGCCGGTACCCTCAACGGTACGAACTACGAAGCGACTCCGCCCGCAGTTCGATCCGGTCCGAGTGCGCGTGGCTACAATGACCCGATGTTCCAGGACTGGTACGGCTTCCGTCCGTCAATTGAGGCCGCAGTTGGGGCCGCTGTTACGGACTCGAACCACCTGGCAATCATCGATGCTGCTATGGCTGCGGCTGGTGTTCCGCCGCCCGACAGTCAGGCAGCGTGGGAATCGGGCCTTAACCTCATCATCACGAATGAGTCTGGTTGGGACCCGAACGCGATCAACAACTATGACATCAACGCTCAGAACGGCGTGCCCTCTCAGGGTCTCGCGCAGGTTATTCCGCCTACGTTCTCTGCGTACCACGTTGCGGGCACGAGTACGAATATTCTCGACCCGATCGCTAACGTGGCAGCCGCGATTAACTACATCGTGTCTGTCTACGGCAGCATCAACAACGTGCCTGGTGTCCGGTCGGTTAACTCCGGCGGTGGCTACCTGCCTTACTACGCGGGAACGCGCGGTGCACAGTCGGGTTGGCACACTGTTGGTGAGCGCGGTCCCGAGTGGGTTAAGTTCCGTGGCGGCGAAGAGGTTCTTCCTAACGGCACGTTGCCTCCCACTCAGGGTGGTAACGGCGATATCAACCTGTCCATCCCGATCACGGTACACGGCAACATGGATCACGGCGTTTACCAGCGCGTCGAGGGTGAGCTTGTTCCGAAGATCCGACGCATGCTCAACCAGAAGAGGGGCAAGTAATGGGGTCTGTTAACCACTACTGCAACGGCGAGTATCGCAACGATGGTTGGTCGTTGTCCGGAAGTGGCGTTCAGCAGCTCCACGATTGCTGGGGCCGCTCAAGTGTGGATGACACTAAGTACGCCTCATGTCCGGCTAGCAAGGGCGCGGGTACCGTCTCGTTCCCTGTGGACATCTCATCGATACCGGATGGTGCGGTCATCACGTCCATCACCATCCGGTGTCGGTGCAACCGCACTACAAGTGACCCTGATTCTATTACGATTCAGCTTACGTGTTCGGACGACACGTCCCGTTGGACGACCCGTACCGTCACGCCTACGCAGGATATCGAGGATATCGAGATCGCTACGTATCAGTGTGACGCTACGGGTCGGCCGTGGGATCGGCACCGGCTGAATAAGATCATGTGCCGCGCGTTCTGCTACGGCGGACACGCGGACCGCATCCGGTGCTACCGGCTCTACTGTGTTATCAACTATCGGCTCCGCCCGACAGTTGAGGTGACCGCGCCTTCTGGCACGGTCTACACTTCATCTCCGACCATCTCTTGGGTCTACAGCCAGACGGACGGCGACCCGCAAAAGAAGTCCGAGTATCGGATCTTCACGGCGGTGCAGGCTGCTAGCGCAAGCTTTGATCCTGACACCGCGCCACCGGTCTACGCTGCTACGGTGAACGGCGACCTTAGCTCTGTGGTCCTGCCTACGTCGATCAACCCGGATAACTACGCAGTATACGTTCGGGTTTGGTCTACGTTCGACGCTAAGAGCCTGTGGGTTGGGAAGTCGTTTACCGTGCAGGGTCCGGCGCCTGCCGTGCCCGGCAATGACGACGGTGGCGAGTCTGGCACCCCCGGGGTGGGCACCATCCTGGTCGTGCCAGACTCTTACAACTCGTCTGCATCCTTGACGTTCCGAGATGCGTCCAACCTGCTCTCTGTGCAACAGGCAGACTTCGAGACGCTGACGGACTCGACGGAATCAACTCAGGTCAACTGTAGTGCGGCGCGCGACGCTAGCACTGCGTTTGGCTCGGGGCAGGCTTCGCTCAAGCTCACGGCTTCCAGCGCGGCTACTATGTCTGATACTACTTCCTACGTCGAGGTAGCAGAGCAGACACCGATCACGGTACGGGCGCAGTTCAAGGCGGCTACGACCGGGCGCGATGTGAACTTGACGGCCAACTTCTACGATTCGACCTTCACGCTTCTGGACTCCATCACCGCCAGCGGGTCGGATGTCACCGACTCCTGGACGGAGATCAGCGCGACAGGGACTACGCCGATCGGGACTCAATTCGCCACCGTCACAAAGGAAGTTGTGTCACCGGCGAGCCTTGAGGTTCACAACATTGACCGCGTTGGCCTGATGTACGGCGACTCCTCTGCGTGGTCCGATGGTGGCCACATGAGCCGTAATCTGCTCTCGGCCGCCCAGTCAAACATGGACACTGCCGACTCGTCCAACCCGTGGATCACGGCTAACTCGGCCACCACGTATTCCCGCGTGGCAGTTACGGGTACGGGTGCCAACGGTTCGAGCATGTCGCAGATGAAGTACATAGGCATTTCGCCCACCATCGCATATAGGGCTACGAGTTCAGTCTTCACGTCGCCGACGAGCGGAACGAACTTCACGCTTAACAAGCCCGCTGGTACGACTGATGGTGACCTGCTCATTGCGTACGTCACCTGCACGGGCGCCAATGTGATGCATCCCCCGGCTGACTGGACTCTCGTCAACTCGGCCATTGTGAGTACGTCTACGGGTGAATCTCTGTTCGTCCTCAAGCACAACGGTGCGGCTGCCGACCCATCTACCTGGACGGACGGCTTTCTGGGCACTGCCACAACTCGCCGCAGTGCGGTTGTTGTTGCGTACTCTGGTGCTGCTGACATCGACTCTCAGTTTGTAGCTGAGAACGTCAAGGCTGATTCCTCCGGTAACCTCGTCCACACAACTGCCACCGTGAATAACACTGTTGGTAATGCGTGGCGTCTGTGTGCCTTCGCGTACAGGGACAACGTTTCTGGTGGAACGTCGGTGGCGAACATCGCACCGCCGTCAACCGTCCCGCCCATTGCGTTCGTTGGTACGGCTACTAGGTGGACTTCTACAAGCTCGTCCACCAGTTCCTATGTGATCAACCGCCCCTCGGGCGTTGTGTCGGGTGACTTGATGATCGCTACGGTTGCGATCTCGGACAACTCCCCGACAGTAACGGCACCGTCCGGATGGTCTGTAGTTACTCAGTTCACTACAGACGGAACCATTGACGGGCGCATGGCGATCCTCAAGAGGACGGCTGGCAGCTCCGAGCCAACGTCCTGGACAGGTTCCCTGTCGTCGTCGTCGCTGCCGATCATGACCGAGTGTGTCGCTTATCGGAACTGCGACACTGCGGCGAACCAGTTCATAGATGATGACACGTCCACAAAGTCCGGCGGCAGTTCTATCACTACGGCTTCCGTGGTGAACGACAACTCCGGTGCGTGGCGCGTGTGTTCGTTTATGGCTTCTCGACAGACGCTCGACTCTGCTCCTAACTTCTCTTCATCTGAGGTGATCGAAAGGGCAGACGACTACGCGAGTTATGTGGGTAGCGGCTATCACAGCTCGGGCGCACGCGCCCTCAGTGCGGCCGTGTACGACTCCAACGGCCCTGTCTCAACCGGTACTCACTCTCGCACGGCGAACCTGTCGGCGAGCTGGTACGCGGCGGCGTCGTGGATCGGTTTGCTCAAGCCACTGCCCACGGCACCGGCCCCCGGCGCGAACGAGACAGAGCGCCTGGACAACACCAATGGCAGCTCGAACCCGTGGCAGACGCTCGCCGTGTACGACTCGAACGGCGTCATCAGTACGGGTAACACGTCGGTCACTGGCGTACTGACCCCGGGCTCGGGCTCGGCCGCCGACTCGGTGGTGTCCTGGATAGGCATCATCAAGCCCGCCGATCCTGTGGTCGAGGGAACGGTAGAGTCCAAGTTGACATCGGCCATCAGCCTGTCTACGATCGATCCGGCCGTACTCGAACTAGCGGGCGGCAAGGTGTCGTTGGTGAGTTCGTTCCTGGGCTCCACGAGTGGCACTCCGTACCTGACCATGGAGTTCTACAACGGAAATGAACTCATATCCAGTCAAGTGGCCGAAGGTACGGTATTCAACTCGTCCACGTGGGTAAAGTCGGCGGCTACCTTCACGATGCCAACTGACGCCGTGATTACCAGGCTTCGCCCCATCCTAGGCGCGAAGGACCGGGCGATCAACGATACGGTGTCGTTCAAGAACGTTGGCATCATGCTAGGCGACACGGATACGTATCGTCCCGGCACCGGTCGAGACGCGCACCCTATATGGTCCAAGGCTCAGATCCAGTACCAAGAGGATGACGGTACCGGGTACGGCGATTGGATCGACCTCCCTGGGCAGGGATTTAATCCACCGTCATACGACCCGCTGAGCGGTGCGTGTGTCTACGTGGATCAGACCATTATCCCTCTGGTGAAGCGACGTTATCGCATTCAGACCGTAAGCTACGGCTTGGCGGGCGATGTGTTCGTTTCGGGTTACGGCCCGGCCAGCGAGGAGGTCGGTCTGTCCGCTGCCAACTGGTGGATCAAGGACATTGGCCACCCTGAAAACAACATGATCCTTCGCGTGCGCCCAGAGATGGATGTCACGACTACCAACACAGCTACGGTGTTCCAGCCGCTTGGCGAGGACTTTCCGTATGTGGTGACCGAGGGATTCAAGGGCGACACGTTCACTCTCACGTTCGTTGTGGATAAGAACGAGTACGCGGACTTGCGTGCCCTGCTCAACAACGGGCGGACTCTGTACCTGCAAACCGACGTTGACAATGCCTGGTGGGTTCGGGCAGTCAGCGACTTGGACGCCGATCTCCTGCCGACCGGTAGGCGCAAGGTGAATCCGCTTAGGTTCTTCAAGGTCACGTTCGCTCAAGTCAAGCCGGAAGTCTAGGGAGTTGACATGCCCCGTGGTACTGATAGGTACATAAACGAGATCAAGCGGTCGCACCGTTCGATCTCTTACATCGATATCACGGGGCCCACTCAGGAGCAGTTCCGGCTCACTGCGATAGATGGTGAGGTCAGCGTTGACGGTAAGTCTGCTACTCGTCGTGCGCTTACCGTCAAGTGCGTTGACCCAACAGGAGAGTTGACGCCGAAGAATGCGGCTAGCATCCTTACCCCGTTCGGGACGGAGCTGCGCCCTTACCGGGGTGTCGTCTATGACGATGGCACCTATGAGGTTTACCCGCTCGGCGTCTTCCGCCTGTCAAAGACAACCGTTGACGACTCTGTAGGCGGCTCCCCCGCTATCAGCATAGAAGCGTCTGACCTGTCCCGCACCATAGGACGGAACAGTTTCACCAGCGTCTATACGGTTGACGCTGACACCAACGTAATTGACGCCATCAAGGGCATAGTTGCACTGACTCTGCCAGACGTTGACTACGACACTATCTCAACTAGCATCACTACAAGCTCGCCTCAGGTGTACGACATCTCAAGTAACCCATGGGATGCGATCACCACGCTTGCTTCATCGCTCGGCTGCCAGGCGTATTTCGACGCACATGGCGTGCTGGTGATCGCACCGCCCCCCGACCTGGCCGCGCTGCCAAGCCCCGAGTTCACCTACATAGAGGGTCACGGCTGCACCATGATGAGCCTGTCCCGCGTCTTCACGGACGAGCCCGGGTATAACGGCGTCATCGTGACGGGCGAGTCTCCAGGGGATGAGCTGCCGCCTGTGCGCGGCGAGGCGTGGGACATGGAGCCGTCGTCTCCGACGTACCGATACGGACCATATGGCCAGGTGCCGATGTTCGTAACGGATCAGGTTGTTACGAGCGAAGATGACGCCACGGCGATGGCAACTTCACTGCTGAACGCGCAGCTTGGCTTCTCGTCGCAGCTCACCATCACCGCCGGTGTCAACTCGGCGTACGAAGCCAACGACGTTATCCAGGTGGAGCGGTCTAGGTCGCACGTGTCTGGGCTCTACGTCCTGGACTCGTTCAATGTCCCGTTGCTGGCCACTGGAACTCAGCAGCTAACCCTTCGCGAGAATAGGAGCGTTGGCTAATGACCACACCCGCATCGTCTCCGCCGCCACCCGCCGAGGGTGCGCCTACGGCTTCCGCTCAGGTGGCCCAGGTAGCAACAGGCCAGCAGTCTACCGAGGTAGCAGCCCTGGTCGATCAGCTCGCCGCGCCCCCGCTGCCGTTCGATCCTGCGACGATTCGCAAGGGAACCATCACCGCATACAACCCGACAGCCGATCCGCCCAGCGTGGATCTGACGATCTCGGGCGATGACACTACGACCATATCCGCTGTGCGTTACCTGGACAGCTACTCGCCCGTGGTCGGCGACACGGTGCTGATAGTCAAACAGGGCACGGACATTGTGGTACTCGGCCAGATCCACGACGGCAGCCTAGGCGCTAACGGTGGCTGGCAGACTCCGACGCCGAGTAGCGGGTTCACCAACAACGGCAACGGTGGTGGCAACCCTGCCTATCGACTCGTCGTAGATCATGGCGATTTGAAGATCCAGTGGAAGGGCTCAGTGGCGCACACGGGTACCAATACTGCGATCTTCGCAGCGGCCCAGGTACCGGCACCGTACCGCCCTACGTCAACTCGCAATCTTCTTACGGCTCGTGACATCACTGGTGGATCAACCGCCGTAGGACTCCAGTTCAATACGGATGGCTCCGTAGTCCTGGTCGGTCCTACAACGTTCGGTAACGTCAACGGCGGTAACACGGGCACGGCCTCAGGCGGTAGCACCGGAGCTACTAGCATTAACGCGACTGACCTCAGTGACTATCAGATCTGTGGTTATCTGTCGCAGGCCGGTTCCGACCTGTGTCACGCGCACAACACTACGGTGGTGGGTAACCACACTCACACCATGGGAAGCCATACGCACACCTTCACGCCGACGGGCGCCGTCGCTGACCCAACTTGGATCAGCTTCAATGGGATTGAATACTTCGTATAGGAGCCCGCCATGCCCATAGACAACGGCGGTCGAGAGAAGGCTATTTGGTCCGAGATCAGGCGCCTTAGCGAGTCAAACATAGAACTGCACTCGCGAGTTGAGGACCTGGAAGAGCACGACAAGGATCATGAACAGCGCTTGCGTGCTTCGGAGGAGCGACGCTTCCCGATGCAGCAAGTAGCAACGATTATAGCGATATTGTCGCTCGTAGTGGCAGTAGTAGCTGTATGGGCAGATACCCACTGAGTGGAGATGATCAAGGATGAAGCACGCAAAGCCGAGTCCGAACAAGAAGAGGATTGCCGCTGCCGCACTGGCAGTTGGCACCACCGGTTCTATTCCGATTGTGTTCGCTGGCCCGGCGAACGCTGCCCCTACTACTGCGCCCGCTGGTGGCGATGTAACGACTCCTGCTACTCCTACCGCGTGTGAGGACTACATCGTCAACCGTGGCGATAACCTCTCGACCATCGCGGCGCGTTACGGCGTGGCGCTGGCAGACCTTGAGGCCATCAACCCTGGCATCATCGCGGGCGACCGGCCGGACGACTACAGCCTCATCTTCCGAGGCGGACACGTCCACCTGCCGGATGGCCACTGCACCCCCGCTGGCACCGTACCGGTCCCGCCGGTCGGCCGTCACGATGGCGGCCACGGACACCACGTCAGGGTCTGGTATCGAGACTGCACGGACGCGCCTGCCGGGCTGCACAGGGGCCAGCCGGGCTACCGGCACGCCCTGGACATGGACGGCGACGGGAAGGCGTGTGAGGGGCCGTGGCCGCCCGCTCCGCCGGTCGTGACGCCGCCCGTGGACAATCCCCCGCCGGTCGTCACGCCGCCCAGCGATGGCAGCCTGATCACACCGGCCATCGCGCCGGATTGCCCAGGGACGGTATCTGGATATTGTCAGCATTCTGACGTATCGTTCTGGATACCCATCATCCAGCAGGCTGAGCAGTTGGTGCCACTCTCTGGAGGGCCGCAGATAGACCAGATACTCGCCCTAATACAGGCAGAGTCTTCCGGCGATCCGAACGCAATAAACTTGGATGACTCTAACGCAGCGAATGGCGATCCCAGTCGGGGCCTAATGCAGACGATCAAGGCAACGTTCGACTACTATCACGTTGCCGGAACATCGTTGAACATTTACGACCCGTTGGCGAACGTCGCTGCGGCACTGAACTATATCCAGAATGATGAGGCGCACGGGTACTTCGGGATAGTCCCCGGAAGCCCGTACTAAACGAGGTGACTCATGCTGACCCCTGACGACATCACTAAGAAGACATTTACGGTCAAGTCGCTACGGGGCTACGATCCGCACGAGGTTGACGACTTCCTAGACCGGATCGTCGCTGACTACAGCAGCGCTCTTACGCAGCTCGCAGCCGCTAACGGCGATCTGTCGCGCTACCGGAGCGGTGCCGTGACAGCGCAGCTCCCTCCGGTTCCCGCTGCACCGCCTGCGCCTAGCAACCCGATTGGCGACGTTGCGCGTCTCCTGGCCGTTGCTCAGCAGGCCGCAGATCAGCAGGCCGCCGAGGCAAAGGCCGCTGCTGACAAGGTGATCGCCAATGCTCACGCGGCTGGTGACCAGATCATCGCGGACGCCAACTCCAAGGCGGCGCAGGTGATCGCAGACGGGAACACCAAGCGGAACGAGATCGTCGGCGAACTTGAGGTCAAGCGAAGCGAGTTGCAGAGTAAGGTGGACGCCTTGACTGCGACGCACGCCGAGGCTGTGAACAAGCTCAAGTCCGCACTCGCACAGCTTGGAGATCCTGCGGCATGACAGGTAAGCACGGCGCGGCCGTTGCTGGCCTCCGGTCGTGGAGAAAGGCCCTAGCGCTGACTGTCTCTGTTGTGACAGCCGGTGCGTGGATACCCTTCACGACCGGGGGCTCTGTCGGTGAGCCTCGCGAACACGACGACGACGAGGATGAGTTCATAGCTCCCGCTCCCATCTTCGAGGGACACGAGTTCCCTACCTGGCCGATGGCGGCCGTGCCTGGTAACACGCAGCACGATTCGCCGCCGAAGCCACCTAAGAAGGTCGAGGAGCACAAGTCAAAGCCTAAGCCCAAGGCTGAGGTTAAGAAGGTCCACCCCGCACCCAAGCCCACTAAGCCGACATCGGTTCTGGTGGCCTTCCTGCGCGCCCAGCTTGGGAAGCGCTACTCATGGGGCGGTAACGGACCTTCCGCATACGACTGTTCGGGCCTGACCAAGGCGGCATATGCCAAGATCGGCATAACCCTGCATCGTACATCTGAGATGCAGTCGCTACAGGGTAGGTCTGTGAGCCTGTCCCACTTGGAAGTTGGCGACCTGCTCTTCTGGGGTCTGCCCGGCGCGGCTTACCACGTTGCTATCTACGTAGGCAACGGGCAGTACATCGCAGCACAGAACCCCAGCTCGGGAGTTGTGCAGGTGTCCATGAGTTACTACCGACCCAACTTCGCTCGGAGAGTGTTGTGACTGAGTATCAGGAATCGCCCTTTACTGTAAGAGTTGTCAGGGAGACTAAGATAGTTCCCTGCGACTGTGAGGTGTTGTGTGGATGGATTCACACAGCCTATATCGGCGAACCTGTCTATTACATAGACAGGGGTGGCGTCAACAGCGACCTTCCGGTTACTCGTGATCAGGCGTATAGGGCCATAATCCGAGGCGCATCTATAGAGCCTCCCCGCACTTGGACGAAAGGTAGCTCGCCTTATGAGCAGCACAGTTGAGCCGCTTCCTAAGCCGTCCGTTCCGGCTAACGGATCGGTGGACTCCATGATCGCATGGATGATCTATTGTATCGGCGCGGACGAGACGAACGGCAACAACGTCAACTTCATCACGCACTGGTACGGCGAGGATGGTGAGCCGTGGTGCAACATGACCATCACATACGCGGCTTGGCACTCCGGTAACTCGCAGAACGTGTGTGGTGGTACGAAGCGTGACTACACCGTGAATCACGCACAGTGGTTCCAGAGCCGTGGCCAGTGGCACACGGACACCGCCGGAATCCAGCGCGGAGACATCGTGTTCTTCGACTGGAACGGTACCAATTCCATCTCAGCTATCGACCACGTGGGTATAGTTGAGAGCGTATCAGGTTCCGACGTGCACACCATCGAAGGCAACATCGACAACGTATGCAAGCGCATGGTTCGGCACTCGAACTACATCGTAGGCTACGGTCGGCCGAAGTACAGTACCGCATCCGCGCCGCCCCCGCCGGACACCACGCCGACGCCGCCTGCGGCCGGTACGGACACGTACACCGTCAAGGCGGGCGACACCCTGTCTGCCATTGCGCGCAGCCTGGGCGTGTCCCTTGACGCGCTGCTGGCCGTGAACCCTCAGATCACCAACCCTGACGAGATCGATGTCGGCCAGGTGATCAACGTTCCTGCGGCGACCGACCAGGCGCCGGACGAGCCAGCCCCGGCGCCCGCGCCCGCTCCGACGCCCACACCGGTCCCGCCGCCGCCGTACGTGTCCCTGTTCAATCTCCAGTACGCGAAGGCTCACCCGGGCGCGCATCGATCCGACGTGCTGGCGTTCCAGAAGGCGCTAGCCCGCGTCGTCGGGCTCGACTACAGCAGCGGCCCCGGGATCTACGGTCCGGCAACTACGGCCGCATGTAAGAAGTTCCAGCAGCTCCAGGGCTGGGCGGGTACGGGTACGCCCAACTTCGACGTGCTGAACCTTCTCGCAAGCAAGACCGGGCTTCTCATCCCGGCCCCCTGATGTCCCGACGAACCAGCCGGGCAACTCCGTTGAAAGGCAACGAAAATGAACGTACTCGGTAAGGTCTCTGTGTACGCCAAGGCAGTGGCGGCCGGTCTTGCGGCTGGTGGCACTGCGCTCGGCGTGGCGATCGCTGACGGTGGCTTCAACACGGGGGACGCGGTTTCCGTCGTCCTCGCGGTGCTGGGCGCGCTCGGCGTGACCTACGTCGTTCCAAACAAGGCTTCGGACGATAAGCACGCCGCATGACAAAAGACCCCCCTCCCGGTACTGCCCTGTACCGAGAGGGGGGCGCTTTTTTGTTTCAGTGGCGGGCACGCCGCCGGGCTCGAAGCCTCTGCACCACGGTCCCAACGGTCCACACCATGGCGAACACCGAGAGCAGAAGGAAGTCCCACGTAGCAGCCATCGTGAGCACCATCCAGAAGCCTATGGCCCACGCAAAGAACGCGAGGAGCATGAACCAGAAGCCACCGAACACGACCCAAGTGCGCCGCGCCCTAGGGCGATTCATGTAGGCGATCATGCGTGGCGTCACAAAGTACGGGCGCCATGCGTCAAAGTCCAGCACGCCGTATCGAGGGCGAGCGATGCGCTGCTGCCGCCACTCCTGGCCCCATGTGCTTTCCCGTTCCTGGACAGTCATGACTTCCTAACTAGGTAGATCCCGAAGCCCTTCCGTCCGGGCGTTCGGCGAACAGTTACAGTGTACCCCAATGCCTTAGCGTGCTTCCCGTAGATGTGCAGTGCGCGGCTATCAGCAGCGCGACGCGAGTCGTGTACTTCTACAGGGTTGTAGGGGTCAATGTCCATGCCTAACCTCCCATGTATCGCCCAGGATTGCGGATTCTACTGCCTGTTCGTAGAACTCGGCCCGCCACTTGTCAGGGATGTGCGTGCGCTCACGCATCCAAGTCAGGTGGTACGTCCAACACTCCCGGGCGAACTCATGGTAAGTGTGGTGCAGTAGACAGGAGTTCACTTCTTGATCTCTTCCTTGAGGGTTTCGATCGACTTAGTGTTGCGTTCGATCTTGTCCCGTTGGCCGTCATACAGCTCATCGATCATCTTCGTGTTGCGCTCGATTCGCTCACTGAGGGTGCCAGCCCGGAAGATGTCAGACAGGGTGCGAACACTGTTGAGGCGTCCTATGGTGACGCCAGCGGCGATAGCGAACCCCATGGACAGGAAGACCGACAGGGACAGCCACTGAGGTGCGAAGTGCCCTTCGGACGGATCGAATTCGAGTACCGCCCAAGTGGCCGCGCCTATGGCCCAACTCCAACCGCCTAGGGAGACGATCCACAGGATGACGCGTCGAACAGTCTCGTTCATGATGCCTCTTCAATCCTCTCGTCGTAAGCGTCCAACAGGTGTTGACGTTCCTTTGCAGTAAGGCCCTTGATGTTGGCCAACTGATCCTTTACTCGGTTACGCCTAGCGGTCGGCTCTGGCAGAGGCAGGGGGGCCTTGCCGATCAAGTCCCCGTCCACAAGCCCGGCCGTTACGGCTAGCCTCATGGGATCTTCCACGCGGAGTACCTTAGCCATACGCAGGCACGCGTCCATGCTGGGCAGTCCTGCGCCAGACCTCCAACGGCTTACCGCCGAGTCCGTGACCTTGAGCTTCTTGGCTAGCTCTGTTGCGCGTATGCCTCTGTTCTCCATCGTCATGTTTAGCCACTGTGCGAACCGGTCTTGTCCGCTAGTAGTCATCTTATGTCTTCACTGCCTCCCGAGTCGTGGTGCGTCGCGTTCCTTCCTGACACTCACAAGTCTTACGGGTGCAACCTTGCGAGGTCAAAGCCACTAGGCGCGATTGAGTGGCCCGCAACACTGAACTGCCGTGCATGCGTTGCGATGCGTGGATCTCAAGCTCTTCGCAAGCCCCGAGCGGCGCATATGGACACGGACCGCACTCGCGCCCCTACGCATTGCGACATCACCCATCGTGCTCCAAGATTTTCTTGACGCACCCGAAAGACCTCAACTTCGGTTAGCCTAGGTCGAGTTCGCCCATCCCTGGGCGTACAGATGCGAAGATCGTCCGGATTTTCTTGGTGTGACGGTTGACACGCACGCAAGAAAGAGCCAGTCTTGAGGCATCAGAACAAAACAGGGCAGAGAGGACAGGGACTACGGTTCCGATCCCATAGAGGTTCCGGCTAGTTGGACCACCGCGCCCAACGCTCCCAACTCCGTTACGGAGTTCCGAACTTGACCTCGTTCTAGGGAGCTTCCGGCAAGATCGTTGATCTTGAGGTACGAGGTTATGATCTCTACAGAGTGTAGCGGCTCTTCTGCCCATTGTGACTGAATGATCGTTCAGAACTCCACAGAGAGCGCACAAGGAAAACCGGGGGCGCACGTCGCCCCCACACATGCCAGCAATACACAGCCGGTGGCATCGGCATCATGACCGCGTACGGGTTCGACTCCCGTAGCTGGCACTGCGTTTCGAGACTGCCCCTGCTCACAGCGGATACTAAAGCCGCGCGGGATCTGCCCGAGAGTAACCAGAAACTCACGGAACGCTTGTCCACCCGTCCCCCCTAAGTCATCAGAGAAGATGATCTAGCCATGGCCTACGTCCCTTACGAAGAGAAGTCCGCCGCCGACCGCGCCGCCGACCGCGCCGCCGATGAGCAGTGGATGAAGGATCACGCTCCGGTCTACGACACCACCCCCGTAGCCGCGCGGTACTACCGTCCGGGCGTTGAGATGGCCCCGGCTGCCGCTTCGGCTCACTAACTTGATCAAGGAACGGTGACTCACCATGGCTACTCCCGTCGAAACTGTCCCCGAATCGTCCGCTCCGCTGTCTCTGGCCGACCGCTGTGACGCCTGTGGTGCAGCTGCCCAGGTTCGCGCCGAGAGGCCGTACAAGGACCGCTCAGAGCTTCTGTTCTGCGGCCACCACTCGGCCCAGCACGGCCCCGCGCTGCTGGCACAAGGATGGGTGATCTCATGACTACGCACCGCAAGGAAGCTGCCCTCTCGTACGGCGCCCCGGATGAGCTGGAAGCGGAAGAGCGCTTCTGGAACAACCGTCGTACTCAGTGGCCGGAAAGCCCCGAGGCGCGCGCCGCGCGTAAGGCGCTGCTCAAGCGTCGCAAGGGAAAGTGATCATGTCTGGCGTCAAGCCCTGCGCTTGTCTCTACTGCATGTGGGTTACCTATGGTGATGGTCCCCTATGTGCGGAGTGCGAAGACGCAGGGTGCGACCCCAATAGCGGCGAGTGCAAAGCCGCTTGATCCGCCGGGTACTCCATGGCACCCCCGTTCCCCCTTGACCTAGGGGGTGCCATGGCTGAACCTTACGGTTCTCAACTGTCCGACACCTTCGGAAAGGTAGGCACCACATGTCGCGCGAAACGCTCGAATGGCTGAACAACAACACCCTCATTGGCTTCACTGACAAGCGCGGCCACGCATGGCACTACCGCGAGGGTGCCAACAATCACTATGCCGGGGCCGTCCCCATGGAGGACGTGAAGCGGCGCCTGTTCAACTGGACGGCCGAGGAACACCCGCTGTACGTGGCGAACAAGCCGCAGGAAGTCTGCGTTGGTCGCACTGTCTATGGTGAGGTGCCCGGTTTCAAGGCCATCACGCGGTCTGACACGGGCGATGTGCTAGGCATCTTCGGTGACGGGTACGTCCCTCATCAGTACGGAGAATGGCTGCTCAAGAACGTTGCCAGCATCCTGGACGATGACTTGTCCATTGGGTCGGCGGGACTGCTCAAGGGTGGTCGTCAGGCTTGGGTGAGCGTGGAGGTGCCCGACACCATCACCACCCCTGAGGGTGTCGAGTTCCGACCCAACCTGTTGGCCGTATCCTCGTTCGATGGAACGCTGGCGACCACATACAAGCGCGTCGCTACAGCCGTCGTCTGTGACAACACCATGAATGCCGGTCTGCGAGAGCAGGGACAGGAGTTCAAGGTCAAGTCCACCCGTCACAGCATGGGCCGTCTGATGGACGCTCGCGCCGCGCTGGGCATCGTTCACAGCATCGCCGACGACTTCGCACAGGAAGTCAAGGAACTGTGTGAACTGGACTTTACTGACCAGAAGTTCGCGAAGCTGGTCGAGGACATGACGCCGTACGATCCGGATGCTAAGAGCAGCCGGGGCGAAACGATGGCCATGCGCAAGCGTGACAAGCTGCATGACCTGTGGGCGTCGGACGAACGTGTCGTGACGTGGCGAGGCACCGCCTTTGGTGCCTGGCAGGCGTTCAACACGTACGGGCACCATGAGGGTCCGATCAAGGGCGGTAACCGCGTAGAGCGGAACATGATCCGTACCGTCACCGGCCAGGTTGAGAAGGCGGATGAAGAGATCGTTACCCGCATCCGCAAGCTCGCCCGCCGGTAAGTGCTCCCCTGTCGAGTAGGGCCGACCCTTTCACGGTCCGACCGCTAATGACTCGACAGGGGCCTAGCTCCCCGCCGTAGGCGTTGTGGTGCCGCGTACGGCGGGGGAACCCTCAAGGTGGGACGGACCTTGAGGACGTGGGAAACCAAGTTACGAACATAGGGACTTGGCAAGCATGCGATAGGGCTTTGAGGCATGCACCCCCCAAACTCCCGGGGGACACGCGACCAAGGGACGACGCGTAATACGCGGGTGGCAAAGAGCCTAGACCCGTGTGGCTTTGACTCCCGCCGACTCGCTTCCCCCGGGGGACTCACAATTGAATAGGACGGGGCCGGGCTTACGGCAACACTGCCGGAGCTGGACAACTCGGCCCGCCCCGTCCCTCCTCTCATCAAACACACACGCACGGAAGGGTGCCAGGAACAATGTCGATCAATGACGCTATCGAAGCTGTCAAGGAAGAAACCGAGCTTGAGCATCTGGTCGAGGTGCTGGGTGACGACAAGGCGCAGGCTGCCGCCGAGCGGCACGTTCTCCCCGCGCTGGTGTACGAGATGAACGAGGAGCGCACGCAGTGACGGACACCCCACTGATCTTCTACGGCACCCCCCGAGGCAAGGTGCTGGGGCCGTACCATCCCGACGAACTGGGCGCGCGGTCGCGTGCTATCAAGATGCTCAACGGGCGTGAGGGACTGCCGGTCTACATGATCCGAGCCAACACGTACGAAGAGGCACGCAGGAAGCTGCCGATCCGATGAACAGAGAAGAGGACACATACGCCATGGTTCACTTTGAAGAGGTACACGACCGATTCATGCGAGCCCAGCGTGAGAACCCTGCCGCCAGGTGGCCGGAAGCCCTGCTCCGACAGATCGAACGTCGCGCCCTGATCCTAGAGGTGTCCAGGACCCGTGAAGCACAAGGGAGCTGAACCGATGTTGACCAAAGGTCACATCTACGCACTGATCATCTGCGTAACGCTGGTGGTCGTAACGATCATCTCTGTGTTTGGGAAGTGAGATCATGAACAACCCAAAGGCCGTAGCCTGCCCAGAGTGCAAGGCGAGCGCAGGCTTCCCGTGCCTGCGTAGGAGCGGCGCCACCATGGATGGCTACCACCCTGAGCGGGAAGGGCTTCTCAGGGCGTCTGCTGAGCTTCTGACGGCCCTTGCGCAACTGCCGTGACGCCTCCCCAAAGGCGCGACTATAGGCGCAACTTGAGATCCAAGACGCACAGCGGGTGCGTGTGGTGCGGCGTTGAGGTAGCCCCGCCGGTCACCTCGGCGTCGTACTGCTCGGACGAGTGCGTACAAGCTGACCACTGTGGCATAGATGACATACCGCCCGTCATCCCGCTTGCGTACACTGATGAGGCGTACGTACGAAGGAAGTGGAGCGAACATTGAGCGGCGAATACAGCGCAGATGAGGGCTACTTCATCGAAACCGACGCGCGTACGTCTACCCGCTGGGGTACCCCATGGACCCCCGAGGCTGGGCCGTTCAAGACAGAAGCGGATGCGTTCAACTGGCTTGAGTCCAACCGACACAAGCTCATGTATCCGGATGCGGAAGCCCGCATTGTGTACCTGACGAAAGATGAGATCTGATGGCAACAAAGAAGGCGAAGGTCCAGGTCAAGGTTGGCAAGGCTTGGGTGCCCGCGCACCTGGGCGTGCTCACTCGTCCCGCCGCCGAAGCGCTCGTGACCAAGTACCGGGAACAGCGGCCGAAGAATGCCGTACGAATCGTCAACGCTCAGGAGTCGGAAGCATGAGCCACGTTCGCGCTGGAACCACCATCGTCCGCACGTGCCTTGAGTGCGGAAGCGAGTTCCCCTACACCGTCAAAGGCCCGGGGCGCCACCCTGACTACTGCCCGGCGGACGCGAAGGAACGCATAAAGCGGAAGAGGGCCGAGCGGCGCAGGGAGATCTACGACCCGTGGCTGTGGGAGAACACCATCCTGGAGTGGAACGAGTGAGCAACGCAGACGACTACGGCAGGGGCCGCAGCGAACTAGTCCCCTCGGGGCTGCGCGTCTACCGGCACTTCAAGGTCACGCAAGATGGCATGCTGGCGCCGACTGTTATTTCCTCGGGCCCGTTCGAGCCTGGCGTCAACGCGGCTTCCTGTTATGCGGGTTACCGTGGCTATAGGTACAACTTCTATGGCCCCGGCACAAGGTATCGCATCCCTAGGGCGGCGTGTTCAGACTGCGGCGGCACGGGCAGGATTGTGCGACGCGCCCCGCAGTCGATAGACTACGTAGACTACAAGTCGTTTCTAGAGGGCTCGTTCGAGTCCTACCTAAGCGACTATCGCCTGGTAGAAGATCACTGCCCTTGCGTCACGGAAGAGTGCAAGTCCCCCAACGTAGAATGCAATTGCGGCTTCTATGCGTCGTACAGCCCAGAGACGAATTTCTTCGAGCGGCAGCTATGTGAGGCACAGAGGGATAGGCTGAACGGTGTTCATCGATTCACCGACGGTCTGTATAGGAACTACGACCTACCGCCTATCTTCGCTGTGGTCGAGGCGAGCGGCCGAGTCCTCATGGGGAGCAAGGGAGTTAGGTCGGAGCGCATGGAGGTCAAGGCGCTGGCGTTCGACTACGAACACTCGCACTTCTCTAACGCTCTGAACTGGGGCACAATCGATCTTGACCGCATAGGCAAGAACTACGGCGTCCCGGTGTTCTCGTACATATCATCCATGGTAGAGGCATTCCCGCAGCCCGACCTGTCCAACCTGCTCAAGAATCAGGAGAGTTGACATGGCAGACATCGGAGAGATCGAAAAGGAAATCGAGTTCGAGCCGTTCCCCGAAGAGGTTCCGGCCGAGCCCGCCAAGACTCCGGAAGAGGTGCCCGCGTGAGCAAACCCTGTAAGCACACTGCCCGCGCCCTTCCGACCCCCGTACGACGCAAGCAGTACGACGCGCACCTGAAACGCCATTGGGTGGATCTGATGAAGCGTTTTCTCAACGATGATCCCTTGGTCGCCACGTACGACGTACTAGGGGACGGATTCGAGATCAGGTTCCGCAGGGGCCACAACGGCGCTCTACTCATAACACTCGTGGAGGACTGACATGAGCAACTGGCACGGCAAGATGGGCAAGGGTGCCGCACGCCTGGTCAGGGAGGCGAAGCGCGAGCGCGCCCAGGCGCGGCAGGGTGACGCCCTGCACGAGCGGACCAAGCGTCATCGCGTGGCCCTTGAGAAGCTGGGCGAGTGCCCGGACTGCGGGGCCACGGCGTGAGTCTCAAGGCATCGTCCGTCAGCCGCTATCTGGGCGGGAAGGGACTTACTCGCGCCGAGTGGACTCCCTCCGCCCAGGTGCGGGGCTGGGGACATCAGAGCAGCGGCTACAAGTGCGAGGATTTCGCCGACTTCAACCATCGTCCGGCGGTGCGCGTTTCGTGGATGCTAGGCGATGAGGTTCGAAATGAGAGCGAGGATTGGAAAAGATCCTTTGTCTGCGAGAGGGTCAGGGGCTTGAAGACAGTCCTGGAGTCTCGGTTCATAGTTCAACTCGAAGTGCCTGATTCGACGTTCGGCGGAGATCCTTACCTGATGGTGACCGGCAAGAGGGAGGCGGAGGATGGCTGAGGACGAGCGGGAGGTCAGCCCCGAGACCCGCGATAAATGGGAGCGCTACAAGCGAGCCAAGGAAGCTAAGTCTCGTTGGACGGCTGAGGAGAAGGCAGCCAAGGAAGCTCTCATGAAAGACCTAGGCTATGACCCTGACGACCCCAAGCCTGTTGGGCTTGACGCGGTGGATGAGGAGACAGGGGAACCGCTGTTCTCCGTAAGGGTCGGCAGCCGCAAGGGACTTGACATCAAGTACCTCCGAGCGAAGCACCCTGATGTCTACGCGGAGTGTGAGAAGTGGACGTATCCGATCAGCATCAAGGATGCAAGCGAAGCCAAGTAACGGGGCGCCACTTCTGGAACAGCGATATACCGCCACGCATGAAGGTGGTAACGTACGACTGGTGCATTAACTGTGGCCAACCTAGGCCCGGTTACGAAGACCCCACACAGGAAGTTTACAAGTGATCGAATTCTATAAGAAGCTCGCCGGTAAGCACGGGCTCTCCAAGTACCAGAAGATGGAGTTTGACGCCCAGGTGTACGTAGACCCCACCGAGACGTATACCGTTGTGGTCGTAAGCGGTGAGCGCTACACCGGAGTTGGGGTTGCCAAGCGCAACGCTGCGGATGACTTCGACCTGCAAACTGGCTTTGATCTGGCGCTCGGTCGCGCCCTCAAGGAACTTGCCGGGCTCACGGTGGCGAACGCGGGTAAGAAGCCGAAGACAACGAAGTACACGTACGAACAGTACAAGCAGTTTCACGCGGAAGCGCTGATAAGGCTCGGTGCCAAGTGAACCCCGAGATACACACCACCCTTTGGGGTCTCGTCTCCGGGCTGCTCATCGGTTCGCTGGCGTACGAGCTGGGCAAGTGGATATACAGGCGCCTGCGCAGCCGTGGCACCCCGAAGGAATACAGCTTCGAGATCGTATGGCCGGTAGGGCGCGTCGCAACCACCGAAGAACTAGAGGGCATTGACGATGCACTGAAAGCCTTCATGAAGGCAGTTGGGGAAGGGAAGAGACTTGATCACAAGTAAGTACCGCGCCTATCCGCCGGACGGTGGACCGCACAAGCTGGTAGAGCTGACGCATGAAGCCAAGAGGCGTTACGAGCAGAGGGGTTGGCGTTTCGAGCGTGCCAACTCCAGTGACAGGGAGGCATGGGCACGCCCATGAGTCTGTACGAGAATGAAGAGGTCCGCGCCGCTGCCGTCCAGGCAGCCGCACAGGCGCTCGGGCGAGAAGCCTGGAACACCGTTGATACCGACTCTGGCTACAGGGTCATACCGTCCCCTGCGTTCCAGCAGTTCACCGAACGGGTAGAGGCTTACATCGCTAGGGGGCGGTGGGGAGTTGACGGATGAGAAGCGGTGCAAGGATTGCGTGAAAGCCCTTGAGGACCTTCCGCACCTTGGACCCCCGAAGGTGTGGCGCCCGATCGTTGAGAAGTCAGGCGGCCGGTGCGCCACGCATTGGCGCATAGAGAAGAAACGCAGGCGTGAAGCGAACCATGAACGTGCAGTGCAGCGAACCTATGGACTCGGCGAGGGTGAGTATGCCCAGCTCTACGAATTCCAGGGCGGAACATGCGCTATCTGCCGTAGGGCAACCGGGGCAACCCGCCGCCTCTCTGTGGACCATGACCATGCGACGGGCGAGGTACGCGGCCTCTTGTGTCGCCCTTGTAACACGCTTCTCGGCCACGCACGAGACGCTATAGCGTTCTTCCGACGCGGCATAGCGTACCTAGGCGATCCACCTTACAAGCGATACAAGGAAGGACGACCCTACGATGAGTGAGACTAAGCGAAGGTATTGGGTCTACTCCCGGAACTGGATGAAGTTCCTGGGCGCCGCTCCGCTCACCGACGAGAAGGCGGCGGAGTTCCGCAAGCGCGGTTACAAGCTACAGCGCGTCAGTGGGGACGGGGCGCATGACCCTTGCGAATGAGGTCAAGTGCCCTTCGTGCGGCAAGACCCAAAAGCTCACCGTAGCCGGTAAGTTCAGGCAGCACGGCCCTAGGGATGAGCCGTGCGAGATGTCTGGCTGTTTCATTCCGGCGGAACTACAGAAGCCACTACCGCCGGAGGCGCCCCCATGTCAGAAGGAAGCATCCCCCGAGACGAACCCGAGCTTGAACGATGCGACGGCCCCTGTAAGATCTGCGACCTCTACGACAAGCTCGGACTCGGGCACCACCCCGACGACGGACACAACCCCGATCACCTCGGATTCAAGCCAGACGACTACCGAGGCTATTCCGGGCTCTGACGAGTATGCAACTGACCTAGCTAAGCGTCAGCTGGAAGCATACAAGGGGAAGGTGGTCGAGGGTGAGGGTAGGCCCTATTTTCGCATCGGAACGGGATTCCAAGCCTGCGACTTCACCTGCGAACCGAACAACGAACAGTGCCAAGGATGCGAGGCAAGGCACGCTTTGGTGAGTTATGAACAGCCCGACCCTATGCCTAGCGAGGCACCGCCAGGCTATGACCAGCCTGCGAAGCTGAACCGTGCAGTCAAGGCCGCGCGTCCCATGGATGAGTTCGAAAACGGCATCGCGGTTATGCTGAAAGAGATCTTCTACCAATACACCAACAGGTCGAGGCGTTCTCAGCAGACGCACCTGGGGCCGAGTCAGGTTGGCACCCCGTGTGATCGGCGTCTCGTCATGCACCTTCTGGGCGCACCGCGCGTCAACCCTGGCGGCGACGGCTGGGCGGCATGGGTGGGCACGCAGGTCCACAAGGGCCTTGAGGAGATGTTCAAGTGGGCCGACGCGGGCCAGGGACGGTTTGCCGTGGAGCAGCGGCTACAGTTCCCGTCCGGTCTCGTGCCTCGGGGCACCGCCGACCTCATCGACCGTACGCTGTTCATGATCGATGATCACAAGGTGCAGGGCCAGTGGGCCGCCGACAAACTTCGGACATCTGGCCCAGGGGACTTGTATCGTACCCAACTCCACGTATATGGTATGGGTGCACGCCAAAAGGGCGAACGCATCGAACGTGTGGCCTTGATCAGTTGGCCGCGCGACAAATCCAATCTAGATGATCTGTATGTGTGGTCAGAACCATATGACCCGCAGATAGCTCGCAATGCTCTACAGCGAGTTGACGACCTTAAGGCGTGGGCTGACTCACAGATCGCCGAGGGGAAGTCAGTGCAGGAGACGGCAGCGGCGGCAGCGTTTTCGGATGATTGCCGCTACTGCCCCTATTACATGCCGGACGCAAAGGACTTGTCCAACGGGTTCTGCAACGGGCGTGTCTAAGAAGGGAGGTGTCAGAGTTGAGTGATGAACAAGACGACCTGTTGACTCCAAGCGAGGTAGCTCGACGTTTCAAGGTTGACCCTAAGACCGTGACCCGTTGGGCAAACGCAGGTAAGCTGTCATCGTTCAAGACGCTCGGCGGACACCGCAGGTTCAAGGCTTCCGAAGTAGAAGCCCTTATCAACCCGAAGGGGAGTAAGTGAGCTACGATCAGCCCGATCACGGGGCTAAGTTCACGCCGCGCGATCATCCCGAGTGGCTGGGGAAGCTGTTCCTCATCTTCCCGGAGTCAGTGGAGACTGTGAACTTCAATCGTCCTGACGGGACTCTGGACCCTACAGACATGGTAACGGCTGACGTTGCCATTATCGACCTGCCGGACCCTCAGAACCAGGGTAAGCCAACCTTCCTACAGGGTGCGCGAATCGGGGGATCTGCCCTCGTTCCGCAGCTCAAAAAGAAGATCGGTAAGAAGGTTCTGGGCAGGCTGAACCAGACCCCGGCGCAGGGTCAGAAGTCCGGCGCCTACTTCCTGGCCGATTTCTCGCCGCAGGACGTACAGACCGCTGAGCAGTACGAGGCAGCGTTCCCGCGCGCGCAGTACGACAGCGGCTCGGGCAATCAGCCTCCGCCCGCCCAGCAGTGGCAGGCAGGCCCCCCGGCCCAGAGTGCGCCAGCGCAGAGCCAGTTCGCCGGGCAGTGGGGGGGCGCACAGCCTGCCGCGCCGCCTGCGAACCAGTGGGGGCCGCCCCCGGCTGCTGCTGCACCGCCTCCGCCCGCACCGTGGCCTGACGGGCTGCGCGAGTTCCTGACCTCACGTGGTATCAACACAGAGGGTATGGACGAGGCGCAGGCGCGTCAGATCGCCGCAACTCTCCAGTAAGGAACGGAAGATGACTAAGGCCGAGGATTTCCTTTCACCCTTGACCCAATCTCATATCCTCATGAACAAGGCGCAGGCTGCTCTTTGGCTATGGCAGTCAGGTTATGACTTGCGTGAGATAGCCAAAGTGGTAGAACTCCCTGGCCTGTTGCCCAAGCATCGCGCTACGGACGCTTGCCATGGGCATCACCCCAACGGAGTTTGCCCCAAAGGAATAAGGAAGGAAGCTAGTGCCTCGTAAGAAGGCAACACCGCCCCCGGCGGAAGACCTTGTAGAGATCAACGCAGAACCGTTCGATGACGATGACGACTGGGATGGAGTCCCCGTGACTGACGTGCAGGAAGAGACGACCGAGGCCCCCGTAAAGAAGAGCCGTCCCGGCTCCCCGCTGGTCAAGGCGACTCGTGACTACGAGAAGGCGCACAAGGCTGCCGAGAAGTCGCGTAAGGCGGCTGCCCGGTACCGTCCGCAGATCGACGCCCTTGAGGCGAACGAGGCGGCCGAGGCCGAGGCTCTGGCGCGGCTCACCGCTCTTCTCAACCGCACCAACGACGCCGAGGGCGACGGGGCGGACCAGTAAGACGCGAACGGGTGGCCGTTGACCTGACAGCACGGTCACCCGTTCGTCATGAGTTGGGCCGAACGACTTAGCCTAAGCGGACGACAGCGTACCCACCATGCGCGTACGTAGCAGCCGTGAAGAAAGCGGGTCGGGTAACAGTCAGCATTGCGGACGTAGTTCGGGAGCGGGAGTGGTACCCCGTACTTAGGAGAGATCATGTGGAATATCTTCATTCCACTAGGAAGGGAGCCTGAGCCCGTGGACGCTCCATGTGAAGCGCTCGGCCACTTCTACGAAGACTATGAGTGTATCTACTGCGCAGCCAAGTTCTGCACTACGGAGCATGGTGGGCACTCGTTCGAGCTATGGCCCCTCATGTACGCACCTAAGAAGGGCGAAGGGGCAAGCCCTAGGTATTGCCATCACTGCCAGCGCAACGTCGTCAACATCACCAAAGGCTAGGCAATGAGCTGTAAGTCCGATGGCGGTAAGCACAGTTGGTCCAAGAGGTTTGTTCAACTCGTGCTTAATGTCGGGTGGGCCGAGGAGTGGGAGGTAAGTCCGGTGTCTACCGTAACCTACTCCTACTGCCCACGCTGTGGAAAGGTACTGCTGTGAATGACTGGGACGATCTGGAGGACGACGCTAGGGCCGCATCTGTAAGTCGCGGCCCACGATGCGGAGTTGGCGTAATGCTTGAACTGGTACGCGAAGAGCACGGCGAGGCAGCCGTGCTTAGCATCGTGCGCACCTTTAGGAACGTCAGGCTTACAACCGCCTCCATCCATAAGGCTCTTAAGTCACGCGTGGAGCCTGACTACCTGCCATCCGCATATTCGCTGGGCAGGCACCGCAAGGGCGCGTGTAGCTGTGAGGAGCGGAACGATGAATGACGGCGGAGACTTCGCGGACCTGCACAACGAAGCCGAGATGCAGGCAGAGATCAGCAGGCTCAAGACCCAACGGGACAACTTGCAGCGCCAGTTGTACGAGGTGAAGCACAAGCGGGCCGACTACCTGTCAACGGTATGGGAGGCCGTCCAGGACGCTCTGGCCGGTGTAGCTATCCATCCTGTGAAATCGCCCAGACTACTCAAGCCAAAGGGGGACGGCCCGGAAGAGGTGTGCGTCCCTCTTCTGTCTGACCTACAGACAGGCAAGATAACTCCCGACTACAACACGGACGTTTGCCGCACGCGCGTCATGCGCTACGCCGAGAAGATCGTACGGATTGCCAATGTGCAACGAGCCGACCACCCTGTTCGTCACTGTGTCGTACCAATGCTCGGGGACATGGTGGAAGGCGTGGATATCTTCCCAGGACAACAGTGGCTCATCGATTCTACGCTTTACCGGCAGGTGTTCGAGTCAACACCCGGGATCGTCGTGGACTTTCTTCGCTATCTGCTCGCCAACTTCGAAACCGTCACTGTCGAAGCTGTCCAGGGTAATCACGGACGCATCGGCCGCAAGGGCATGTTTGGACCGGAAGACAATTCGGACCGCATGGTCTACCGAGTCATCCAACTCATGCTCAGGGATGAGCCGAGGCTCCAGTTCAACATGGCTGACCCGGTGGGGGAACGCGCCTGGTACAAGATAGCAACTATCGGCGAGTACAAGGCACTTCTGATCCATGGCGATCAGATCCGAGGGTCAATGGGCTTTCCCTGGTACGGACTCGGCAAGAAGGTGCATTCATGGGGCTCCGGTGGCCTTGGTCAAGACAGCGACTTTCAGGACGTGATGATGGGCCACTATCACTCCCTGGCGCGTGTGCCGTTGAACCATCGCTCCGCGTGGGCGAACGGTTCGACGGAATCCACAAACACATTTGCTGCCGAGACTCTTGCGGCGCAGTCGAGGCCAACTCAATGGCTGCTGTTTGTCGATCCTGCGGCGGGCCGTGTTACTGCCTCATATGGGGTTGAGTTGGCGTGAAGTGTCGCTGCACTGGCTGGCTCTCCCGTACCTGCCGCGATAACGATGAAGGCTATTGCGAATGCTGGGAGCCATGCTGCAATACCGGCTGGTGGGCGGATGATGGCGATGGACACAAGGATTTCGTGTCATGGGACTGCAACTGCACATGTAAGCGTACGGAGTTGACGTGAGGTTCCAAGTAGGCGATAGCGTGTGGTACGACGACAATCATGGCGTTGTCAGCGCGCAGACGCGGGACATGCAAACCGTGACCGTCGATTGGGACGATGGGATCGTGACCAAGGCATGGGAGTGTGACCTCATGACCGACGCAGAGCACGAAAGGTGTGAGAGTGACTAGGCGTATCTATCTTGCCGGTCCGATGACCGGCTATCCGAACTACAATTACGAGGCGTTCAACAGCGCCGCTGAGCTGCTGCGTGACGCCAGGCACTCAGTCATAAACCCTGCCGAGAACTTCGACGGGGATACAACTCGCCCCCGCTGGACGTACATTGACAAGAGCGTGGATCAGATCCAGGGCCTTGCGAAGTACATGTACTCCAGCGGTACAGACTGCCTGGTCTCAGTCCTGGACGGTTGGTACGACTCGGCGGGGGCCTGCCTTGAGGTTGCACTAGCGCATGAACTTGGCCTTCCTGTGTACGAGTTGAACTGTGTGTTTGATCCACACTGGGAAACCGACTGCCGCCTCATCCCTGGCAAGAACGAAGCGCACCCGGAGGTATCCACCACCGACGCCCTGCGCGAAGCCGCCCTGCGCGAAGCCATGGAACGCCTCAAGCGGCGCAAGGTGTTTAACGACGATCCCATCGACACACTCCAAGAGACGCGCATAGCCGAGGGGTTCGCTGACGCGGGGACCATCAAGCCTGCCGAGTCGTTCCCGCCCGATTCCGTGCGCGCGGCCACTCTGGACGAAGCCAAGCGGTTGATCTGCGGCGACCGCAACAACCAGTACGGCCCGCCTGGCAAGGATTTCAACAGGGCCGCCCAGGCGCTTACTTCGCTGGGCTTCGGCAAGGAAGGACGCGACGGCTCGGGCTGCGAAGTCCTGGACGACCACGACGTGGCTGTCATCATGATCGTTCTCAAGCTGTCTCGGCTCATGTGGTCATCCGGCAAGCGAGACAGTTGGATTGACGTTGCTGGTTACGCAGCCTGCGGGGCCGAGGTAGCCGGGGCTAAGTGACGCACGCCACACCCCAAACCCTACAAACCCGACAAGGAAGACGCTAAGATGACTTGGGAACCACCGGAAGCGCAGACGCTACAGGAACAGGCAGCGCTCATGCACGAGCTGTACGCCTCACTCGTGGCCGAAGGGTTTACCGAACACCAGGCGCTCCATATCGTAATGGCGGCCCCCTGCTGCCAGTTCAACTATCGCGAGGAGTAAAACATGGGTCGCGGCCGTAACTTGGCTAAGCCTGAGGGCATCGTAGAAGAGTCCGACCGCAGTGGACTGGAGATCCAGCTTGACGAGTTCATACAGGAGAACGTCCTTCCTGTAATCGGCAAGATCCAGTACGCGAAGATGCTGGATCTCATCGACGGCTACGGCAAGGCGAGTTACGGTCGCGGCTACGTCCAGGGGGGCAGGGATGAGCGCCGCCACTGACCTGCGGCGCCTGACGGTCGCCCACCAGAAGGAAGGCGAATGCGCCTACTGTGACAGGCGATACGCGCGCGTCCTTGAAGCTGCCTACCTTGTAGGTAACGAAGATCCCATCGGTTGCCACTGCGGGTGCGGTGCATGCCCACCCGACTGCCAGTGCCCCGGTAACAAGGTGTTCCCCGCAATGTGTGAGTGTGAAGATGGCTAAGTGGTTCGCAGAGGATTTCATCTTGGCGGTAGCCATCATCATAGTGTCCTACCTGATCATAAGGAAACTCTAGTGGCACTCACACACGTTCAAGTCAACTGCGCCTGCGGCTGGTCGGGTTCCCACAACTGCACGCTTGGTATCAGGACCCTAGACAGGGGACTCATAGCCAAGCTCCGCAAGATCCTGCCGTACGACTACAGCGGCAGGGACGAGTGGGCCGATGCCGACAAGCTGAGTGAAGTGTTCAGCACTCTATGGCACTTGGAAGATGAGGGGGAGTAGATGTGCGAGGGGACGCGCTGCACACACCACGTCAACCCCGCCGTTCTGGCCGTGGAAGCTGAGTACGACACATGGGTCTACAAGACGCTTCCCATGTACGATCCAACCGCCAACCCCGGAGAGAGTGTTGACGACCTAGAGCCTGCCGCACAAATCGTCCGAGTCCAGGGGAGAATGGCCCGAGATCGGTCAGGTGGCCCTAGCCACGACCAGCCCATGATCCTACTCAAGAACGACCTCGGCCGCCTCAAGTCCGATGCAGACGCGCGCCGTTACCTGTACTGTCTAGAGTGCCAGCACGACACCCATGCGTGCTACGGATGCAAGGCCAAGGTAACTCACATGTCACAAAACAAGTGCCTTGATTGCATCGAACGTTGGCACAATGAAGCCTCACGCGATCTAAGAGAAAGTCTCCTATAAAATGTATATGCTAGCACACACCGGTTTCTCGTTCATCATCTACGGTGTGCTTGCCCTGCTGGCACTGGTATCCGGCATCCTCGTGAAGATCAAGGCAAGGCGCAACCGTGACAGCTAGTCTTACGGTAATCATCCCCGCTTACAACGAAGTTGAGGGGATAGGCGAAACGCTAGCTGCCCTGGTCACGCAGAGCACCCCACCCGAAGCCATCATCGTCGTTGACGACGGCTCCACAGACGGCACGGCGAACGTGGCCCGAGGCTTTGAGCGTGTGACCGTACTCAGTCCCGGGGTCAACCTGGGCAGCAAAGCCAAGGCGCAGAACTTCGCGCTAGACCACTGCTCAACGGACCTGGTACTTCCGGTCGATGCAGACACCGTTCTGGCGCCTGACTACGTGGAGTTGATCAAGGGGCCGTTCTCAGATCCCCGCACGGTCATCGCGGCCGGTTGCGTGCTCACGCGGTTTCAGGACACGCTGTGGGAGCGGGCGCGGCAGATGGAGTACCTTTCTGGCTTCCACTGGTTCCGGCCCGTCCAGGACCACTACGGGGCGCCGCTGGTATGCTCTGGCTGCTGCTCTGCCTTCCGGCTCGACGCGCTGCGCGAGTTCGGGGGGTTCCCCGACCGTACACTGGTCGAGGACATCGACTACACCTGGTCTCAGCAGATAGCCGGACACGGCGCGGCGTACGTCGCCGACGCGGTGGCTTACGCCGCCGAGCCGACCTCACGCCACTTCATGTGCGCCCAGCTCAACCGCTGGAAGACCGGCTACTTCCAGAACGTCCGACAGCATGGCTGGAACATGGTCCGACGTAAGCCCATGCTCGCGCTATGGGTGGCCATCTCCCTTGTAGAGATACTACTTTCACCGCTCATGGTGGCACTGCCCGTGTGGTGGATGGCGGACGGTGGCTCCCCGCTAGTAGTGGCCGCATGGATGGCTTCTAGTGAGGTACTTCTCTTCGGCCCTAGCTTGGCTTATGCGATCCGTAAACGTAAGCTAAGTGTGTGGCGAGTGCTTCGCTGCTGGCCATCCTTCTATATCCTTAAGGCGTTCAACGCCTACTACGACTTCAAGGCCATAGTGACTGAGCTGATTCTAGTTCCACTCCGACTCAAGAAGTCCAACTTGGTTTACGTGAAGGGGCATTGACGAGTGACACCCCAGGAAGAACGCGAGCTAGCTATGGGCTACGCACAGCGGCTCGCCGACCTGCTAACCGAGATAGACAGCAGCGAAGAACACGGACTAATCGTATACACGGCTAGGGACGGACTCGCCCTTGAGGGCAAGTACGGCATACAGGCTCGGGTGGAAGATATCGGCAATCTTACGTGGAGGGTTGAGTCCTAGTGGCACTCGTAATCTGGCTTATCGTCTGGCTCTGCTACGGCACTCCGCAGGTAGAGCCGTGGAACTCATGGATGATCTCCGTACTCATCGCAGCGTTCCTGTCGCTGCCCCACTTCTTTAGGACTCGCCGGTGAGAAACAGGCTGGTCTATACGTGGAACTTCACGCAGAGTCGAGGCGTCGAGTTCTGGCCGGGGGTGAATCTTTACATCACCACCAATGAGGCGGAGATGGGTAAGGCGTTCGCCCTGGACATCGGGCGACTGCACGTGAGATGGAGGCGCGGTGACGAGGACCACTACTGATGTTGTACTGGCTGAACAAGTACCGCAAGTCAACCCGCTGCCTGTCGTGGCGCTGGAAAGGCTGGCGCCCCGTCCGCTGCACCTGGCCGTACTGGCACGCGGGCCACTCCAAGTGGCATTGCGATGAACGCAGTTCACATCGCATCTGGTACGTAAAGTGGAGGCCCCGTGAAGCTACTACCTGACGCGGTGAAGGCAGTTCAAAAGGGCTTCCACATCTTCCCCGTCGAGGACTTCGGCAAGACACCGCACACCACCACACCGCCGTATACGATCAAGTGGAGCGACGTTGCAACGAACGATCTCAACGTGGTGTTGCGTCTGTGGAATCAGTGGCCGGAAGCCAACGTCGGAGTTGCATGTAAGCCCTCTGGACTGCTGGTTGTGGATTGCGACATACCTAAGACGCAGTACGCCCTATCCAAAACCAAACTCGCCTACATGCACGAGGCGTTCGGTCCGTTGGTTGACGGCGAGTCCGTATTCAATGAAGTGTGTCACCGATACGGGGGAGACTGGGCAGAGGTGGAGAGCACATATTGCGTTTCCACTGGCTCCGGTGGACTTCACTACTACTTCCGGTGGCCGAGCTGGCTTCAAGCGTCTCAAGCTTCAATCGTCAAAGGCGTATTGGACATCCGCTGCAACGGCGGCGAACGAGGCGGTTATGTGCTCGGCGAGGGAAGCGAAACCACCAAGGGGCCATATGTGCGACGCTCCAAGGGAGTTGACGTACTGGACGCCCCTGACTGGCTGGTGGAACTGTGCAAGGAAAGGGCGCGACCATCGCAACCGGCTGCCTCTCCATACGAGAAGGGAGGCTCCGTAAACTATGGCGGACTCGCAGAATCAGTCGCCTACGCCCAGGAGGGCAACCGCAACAACTGCCTCCTCTGGGCTGCCCGTTCGATGTGTTCTGACGGTGCCACGCAGGAAGAGGCAATGGAAGTTCTCGGCGAAGCGGCGCGTACGGCAGGGTTGACAGAGATAGAAACTCGGGATACGATCCGATCAGCGTATCGGCTCCAAGGAAACAAGGCATGAGAGTCATAGGAAGAGTCAAGATGAACATCTGGCAGACAGACGTACGTTACGACGGGGGCAAGCTCTGGCAGTGTGTCACCTCCGGCCAGAAGACACGCGGGGAAGCCAACGCGGCAGCACTGAACGCCTTCGCGAAGGAATACCCCAACGCCAAGGTTGAGTCTGTGGATGCTGGCGGGTCCACCCTCGGGTGATGGTTTGCGAAAACTGCGGATCTGATTTCCCCGGTGACAAAAATGGTCTCAAGCGATTCTGTGACCCGAAGTGTCAGAAGAGAGCCAAGTACCTTCGGGAGATAGAACGCCAAGACCGGGCGCGTGTCGCCGTGCTGGACTCACAGGACCACGCTTGCGCAATCTGCAAGAAGCCGCTTACCGTAAAGCAATCGCGCTTCGATCACGACCACAACTGCTGTTCAATGACTACCAATTGGAAAGATAGATGTGGCAAGTGTGAGCGCGGAATTCTGTGTCACGGATGCAATCTGAAACTCGGCTGGTACGAACGTCACGCCGAGACAATCAACAGCTATCTAGGAGTCAAAAATTAACGCAGTTCGCGAGTACGAGACTGAACGACTGGGCGACCGACCGCTACACGTCTTCCTTCCCGTTGGCAGTGGAGCAATGTCACTGGAGGTCAGCTACGAAGTGGCTCAGCAGATCCGTAGCGGAGAAATCTCCATAGCGGATGCAGCTCGGGCCATAAAGGACGCGCTCTGTCTTCACCTCTCTAGCATGGAGTAGAACCTATGTCAGGTGAAGACGCGGCGTGGGCGGCACTCTTTGCAGCCGGGCTGACTTACGAAGCATACGCCATATGGCGCAAGGAATTCGACCGTACCGCGTCGCGCACTACCCGACGTTGGTTCCGGACTCACCACCCCGTAGGGGCCGCTGTGTTCACAGTGGGATGGATGAGCTTCGCAGCCTGGTTCGCCTGGCATATCGTCAAGGGTGGCGAGAATGGGCAAGTCCCGTACGCAGAAAGCGAATGAGATCGATGAGTGGACCCTTGGACGAATTCGAGAGGATCTTGAACGACATGAACCAGGGCTTTGGGCGGAAGAGGTCGGCTACGGGCCTGCGTGCACCTGCGGACTTCGGGCGGCGCAGGGAAGATGCTTCCGCCATGCGTAGCTGTGTGGGCGTTGTGGCCATCGCTTTGATCCTCGGATTCATCTTCGCGATGACGTGGCTGATCCTGACTCATGTCTGATTACGAATGGCGCGACCCTTGGGACTCACCTCAACTATGGGGGGAGGAACAAGAACGGTGGTGCAGCGTCGAGGAGTTGAACGACCGCGCACGCGAGGCACGCCTACAGCGTGAGGCACGGAAGGCGTCGCGATACTACTGCCCAGCCTGTGGGGAAGTTGGCTACGGCTTCCATAGTCCCGTACGGGGATGGGTAGTCGAGAGCCACACCCGATGCCTACCGGCCGAGGGGCGCCACGACTACTACTACGAGCGTTGCCCCGGCGGGCGGATCGATCCGAAGAAAGACAAGGCACCGTGAACTCACTCACCATAGCTGAACTCAAGTCCCGCGCCGCCGAGTTGGAGCGACAGGCCGAGGCGCTGAACCTGGACATTCCGGGGGTACAGCAGCGAAGGGCCTGGGCGCTGCGGAAGCGGTACTTGCAACAGGCGGAGGACTACCGCAACTTGACGCAGATAGCCATGACTTATGAGTGAGCACAAGGGCGCCCGTGCTGAGCACGTCATCGTAGATGAAACCTTCTCTTTCAATGAGAAGACAGGACTATGGACCATCGGGCACACCGTTGGTGAGGGTGGCGTCATAGCACCAGGGTTGAGCGCTATCTATCGGTGCATCGTGTGCCCGTGTCCTGAGTCATCGCACAAGAACGACGGGGTGTGTGTGCTGCACGGCCCCCTTTGTCTAATGGGGAAAGAAGAATGAGCTACAACGACGAGATAGACCGGAACTACGTCTGCCTCATAGACCTAGGCACTACGTGTCGTCACATGGACTGTGCTTTCAAGAACAAGAAAGCATGCGGCGTGGGCAACGGCTACAACTCACACTCGCCGAACTATCGCACGTGTCTGAAACCTACCGGACATGGCGGTACCCTTCACCAGAACCACAACCTAAGGTGGCCGATGGCCCCGCCGCCGCCGGTCGAGGTAGTCATGCCCGAGGAGCACGTCTGCCCTAAGCCTGACGTACTGTTCGTCAGTTTCGAGACAATAGAGCGGATAGAGAAGTTCGTAGAGGAACTGAAAGACGCCAGTGCGGACCTTGACGTATACGACACCCTGCGCTTGATCATAGACACGATAGAAAAGCGTGCCAAGTCGTGAAGATCGTTGGGATCATGATCGGAATCTATCTAGCGGCCGCAATGTACTGCATTGCGGTCCTTCTCATATGGAAGGCGTTGTTTAAGCGATGAGCGCTAACTGTTCTAACTGCTCCGCAAGTGAGTTCCTGGCAGAACGAGTTGACGCCTACAAGGCAGCTATCAGTCTACTGAAAGACTCGGGGGTGTCCGAGTACGATGCCGACGACCTGCTCATGGTCGCGGCCTTCCTGACCGGAGAGGTCTCCAACTCGTGAGCAATTACAAGCGAGTTCGCATCGCAGAAGACAAGCTCGACCACATCATCAAGTACGGGGAGTTCCTGGACGGCTCGGTCAAGTCCCTGTGTAAGAAGAGCCCGTGGCCCGGCCAGTGGACGGAAGCTGCTGGTCACCCGCCGCGCATGATGTGCGTTGACTGCAAAGACAAGTACGGGAGGCAGCGGCCGTGACTTCACCCTGGCGAAACAACGATGGACACATGCCGTTCGGTAGGAAGCTGAGCACGGCTCAGATACAAGAGATCAGGCGGCGACGCGAGGCCGGTGAGCGGGCTACTGATCTCGCTAAAGAGTTCGGAGTCAGTAGGTACACAATCCAGAACTACACGCGGGGGACTCTTAGGTGAGTGACTGCGACCACAACTGCGTGCCCATGATGCTCTGGCCGTGGCGCAGGCGTTGGATCTGTGTCTACTGTGCGGCTGTGTTCAAGCGCCATGAAGAGAAGAGGCGACGATGGATGAAGGGCTCTGCGCGCCGTGTCAACGACTAGTGGCCATAGCGGAAGATGGCACCATAGCGAAGCACACCGTCTGGTACACTGAGTACGGCAAATGGTACCAACGCGCATGTAGTGGCACAGGACTTAAGCCTGATGAGATGCCGGAGGAGACGTGACGGAATTCAAGACTTCCTTTGAAACTAGGAAGCGTAAGAGCGACGGTGCCAAGCTTCGCAGGCAGGGGCTTGGTGTCATGGCTCCAAGGGGCCCCGTAATCAAGCGCATTGAGGAGCTTAGGCGCCACGTTTCCCTCGTCCGCATCGCCAAAGACACCGGCATACCCATTAGCACCATACAGAACTGGTTCACCAAGGAACACAAGGGTGAGGGCAAGTGGGTACATAGGACATACTACGATCGCATCATGGCGTATGAACTGCCGCTCGGTATCATGACGCCGGATGAACGCATCCGTGGCGCGCAGCGTATCTACCGGGGCCTTGCCGTGCGCGGGTTTACCGCACAGATCATTTGCGAAAGCCTGGACATCTCGGCGGGAGCACTCAAGAACGTCGTCTGCGATGGCGCTAAGACGCACCACACCATAAGCCCTGACACGTACGACGAACTCGTCAAGGTGGCATGCAAGCTGGAAACGCAAGACCCTCACGACCTTATCCCCGGCAAGGGGCCGAACGTCATCAGGGGGAAGGCCAGAGCGCAGGGCTGGATCGACATCGGAGCATGGGACCTTGACACCGTGCACCGCGCAGACGCTCTGCCTGACGCCACGGGGCTGTGTGGGAGGCTGACCGGTGCCCTGATCCATCTGCGCGAGGGACAGCCGCTCTGCGCCGCGTGTCAGGCCCGTGCCGACAATCCTCGGAACGTGGTGGACATCTACAAGCTGTATGGAGTGCACAAGCTGGGCAAGTCGCACGTCGAGTCGGCCCAACTCCTGGGCATAGACAAGGACTTGTACTCCCAGTACGCCCAGTACCTCAGGAGAGAGGAGCGGCGAACTCATGCGCTCTCAAGTCTGGACAAACTGGCACTTACCGCGTACTGTGACTTCTGCCGGGAGACGGTGAAGCTCTACAGGCACAACGCATCAAAGTTCGTATGCAGCAACGCGGTTAAGGACTACCGGAAGGAAAAGGGCCTGTGAGCTACAAGGCAGATGAATGGATGCTGGCTCGCAAGCCCGGCGGCGGCTGGACAGTGCTGGGCGCCCCGCAGGACACAGCGGGCAACGCCTACCGCGTGACGTGGCCGCTCCCGCTGTACGCCTCCGCCGTCGTGGACGAGCATGGTCCTCAACTCGCATGGGATCAACCGCTGTTCGTCGGCATCAAGGGCGCCCTAGGGATGATCATCGAGGGCATCGCCAACGTCGGCGAGTACACACCGGAAGCTCCGTTCGACCTGGCAGCGTGGGCCGCCGAGTACGAGGCAGGTACCGATGTTCAAGCGTCGTAAGGCAGACCCGCGCGTCGTCATCGTACGGCCGGGGGACATGCTCGTAGCAGTGGACCTGCACAGCATAGGGGTTGAGACCTTCATAGACCCGCAGAAGGTTGCGGATCTAACGGGGGCACTCAAGGACTTCTGCGGCCTCAAGGGATTCGTGGCCATCGGCAAGGACACCAGCCGTCAGGAGATAGAGGACATGCTGAATCACAAGGGGCATGACCACGGCGCAGGACACAGCCACGGGGCCGACGAGCCGCACCACCCGGACCACCATGGCTGAGCGGCGATGGGTGGTCAAGCGGCGCCCCACGGGGATATGGGAGGCGTACCCCGAGGATCACGCTCTACGCCTGGACAGGGGTTGGCTGTTCTTCACATGGCAGGAAGCCATGGACTACGCCAACAGTAACGGCAAGCGCGTCGATATACCGCGCACTCAGTCATGGGGGGACTTCAAGTGAAGGCGCTCGTAGTCTCGTTCGCCGCATGGCTGGTCGGGCTCGGCGTGGCGGAGCTTATATACCACTACTCCCGGGTGCACGCGTGGTGGCTAGGTTTCATACTCGGACTACTTCTACCAATAGGTTTCTTCCTAGCGGCACTTAGTTGGATGGAGGACAAGTGAGCTTCGGAATCTACTACAAGCCCGTCCGTCCGGAGTCTGGCTTCCAGCTCCCAACTGGCCTTAAGTACGCCCTCGCTGAGCGGCACATGGGCAGCGCCAGCCTACGCGGTGCGGATGCGTTCTTCGACAAGTCGCACATCGGCTACCTGACTGGCCTAGTCGATGCGGGAAGCGAAGAAGTGCGAGAAGGCGCACTGGAGTTGATAAAGGCCATTCAGGATCATGGCGCCGTACGAGTGTGGATAGGTGAAGCGGATGACTGACTGTCAAGAGTGCGGGCGCGGGTCCGGGCACAAGCTCGACTGCTCCATTGGTAGGAGCGAGGCAGCCCGTATCCTTCTCGTTCCCGAGCGGTGTCCGTGTGACCACCAGCTCGACGGCATGTACCGGTGTTTGAACGGTCTGATCTACGGCCCGTGCAACGATCCGTCATGCTACGGGATCTGCGACGACACGCACGGCCGTTGCAAGTCACTTGAAGGGTGTTGCGAGTATGACGACTGATTACGAGGGGGAGTTCATACCCCCGCACTGCGATCGGTCGATACTCCATGCCCCGGGGATCTGCGAGATATGCGACCTCTACCCCGTGTGGCAGAAGCTCAGAGATCTATGGCAGGTCAACTACACGGGTGAGTACGACGCAGACAAGGCGCCTTGTCCCTCGGTCTACTTCCGAGAGGTAGGCGACCGCGACTCATGGGGTGGTAACGTGCCCTGGAACGAGGATTAGACTTCGCGGTGCTCCGGAAGGTGCTACTTCCGTTTGACGCACGCGAGGCTGACCAGGCTGCAACCTGGTCAGTAGGGCCGGTACGGAAAGGGACACATGCAATACGGTTTCTATCCTTGGGCCGTTGACCATGTAAAGGGTGTTTCGTGGATTTCCACCTGTCCCGGGGTTCGATTCCCCCCGGCCCACCACTCATATCAATAAGGGGAGTTGAGATGTATCTAGTGACCGATACGTGCTTTGAGTGCGGCGGCGAGACTATCGCCATCTTCGACAGCAAGGCAGACGCCGAGGATTTCGGCAAAGCCTTCCCGTGGCTGACGATCGAAGAGGTAGACACAGACGAACTCCTCGTCCCCTATACGACGTTCGGGTATGAGAAGTGGTTCAACGAACGCGCGGACCGCGCACTACAGGAGCGGAGTTACGACTGCGGTGATTAGGCGACTGGCACTTGTGCTGGTGTTCCCGTTCTACTTTCTGGGGTTCACTCCGGTAGTAGCAGTCTCACCGTTCACATGGATTGCCACGGGCAAGAACTTTTACGACCAGCTTGATTGGTACGCAAAGCAAGGTGACAAGCTTCTGGAATGGGGCAGGAAGTGATGCGTCGCAAGATCCGGCGCTTCTACGCGTTCCGATGCTGCCCTAGGCATTGGGTAGTTGAGATCACGGTAGGGTTCGAGGGCAACTACGAACACTACTACGCCAATTGTGAGTCATGGGCCGAGGCGTACGACTACGCCTTGACCACGGCCAAGAAATGGCGTTATCCGGAGGGTTGGTACGCATGAACTTCTGGGCTGGATTCATTATCGGGTTCGTCGTGTCCACGCTCGTCGGCACGCTTGGGCTCGCCTACTACCTCAGGAGGACGTGGCAGGCATGAGGCTTCTCAGGTGGCTTCGCTGCCACGCACTCGGGCTGCACCGCGCGGCAGACGACTTCTACGAAAGGTGCATCGACTGTGGGGGATGGTGGGAAGATGGTGACCGTGGATGAAATCGCGGACCGGTTCAGGAAGGGGATGCTGGGTGAAGTGTAGTTGCATGAAGCGGTGGCGCATCTACCGCAGGGCTACGCCACTTGGCTACATATGGATGGCACAACGCGAAGACAATCGCGCATCTGCACCCTGCTTCTCGTGGCGCCAGGC